ACTTTGACTTTGACTTTGACTTTGCATTCCTGGCATTTTTATATATTATTACAATATTTTATTTTTTTATTTCTCTTTTTTTTTACTTTTTATTGTGATTTTGGAGGCCTTCCTCTGCCCTTTCTTGGTGCTTTATTCGCTAAATCTTTTGGTTTAATTTCACTCCAATCTCCTTTTTCTAAAACATCAATTTGTTGTTCAGTCACTTTTTCTAAAGTTTCTTTTTCATTTTTAACCAATCTCCTATATGGACTTTTAGATGAAAATGTTGCCTTTGTTATTTCTGATTTTGGTCGCGAAACTCTTGATTCATTTCTAGTTTCACACATTAACTTACCACCATTAATACCAGTAACATTCGTTGCATGATATTCGTATTTACCTTGACTTTTACTACTTTCGACATTTGTCACAGTAAAATCTACATACTCACCTTGCACTAAATATTTATATTGATTTTCGTTTCCAACTTGCAATGAACTATGATATACAAAAATATCAGAATCCTTTTTTTCACCTTCTGTGATTGTTAAAAATCCATAACCTGATTTATTATTAAACCATTTACATACTCCTTTAACACGCTTTTCGTCTGTTACCGTGTTAGATGTTACTGCTTCAGTTGTTGATGACATTTTTATACTATGAAATAATTAGAATTATATCTTTATATTATTTTTATTTCATAAATATATTATAATCATATATTGGTTCTTCATCATAATTTAATGTCCTAACATATAATAAATATTGTCTAATTATATCTGGAGTGTTTGGATTGTTATGTAATTTTTCTTTCATTTCTACTATTTGTTCAATACTATACGAGTCCCATTCTAATAAACCAAATATCATATATATCATTATGTATATAATAGATTCAACATCATCCCTCCTACTAGGTTGTTGTAGATTGTGTATATTCAAACTAATATAATTTGGCGTTCCAATTATCTTGGTTAATGGTTTTTCATCTACATGTTCTCCTTCTATTGTTTTATATGTTTTACAAAATCCAAAATCAATCAAATAAATCTTTTCTGTGTTTATAGTACCATCTGTATTTAAACCAAATAAAAAATTATCTGGTTTTATATCTCTATGTATCAAACCTTTATCATGTATAAATTTAATAATGTCTAACATTTTTATTCCAATAGTCAATACTATGTATAATTTCATTTTTCCATTTTTTTCAATATATGAATTTATTGAATCCCCTAATAAACTAATTACCATATAATAATTTGTTGTATCTACACCATACCATTTCAAATGAGGAATTCCGTTGAAATTAAATTTTTTTAAATAATTATATATAGTTGATTCATTTTTTAATAATTTTAAATTTGCATTCAAAGGTTCTATTTTAATAGCAACATGTTCTTTTGTGCGTATATTTTCACCCTTGTAAATACTACCAAAAGAACCTGATCCCAATTTAGATATCAATTTGTATTTGTTGTTTATATACATTGTGTATTATTTATCTTAAAGAGTTTATATATTTTATGTATTTATATATTTTCAATCATAGTATAACCAAATAATTCAAAATCTTTTTTATAATAATTATTAATTAAACTTAATGAATGACTATTTAAATAGTCATAATAATTTATATTATTTTCATTACAGTTAATTTTAATATCAAAATCTGCATAACCAATTTGATTCATATCATATTGAAGCGTTTCTGTTCTCATTACTTTTAAATTTTTTATTAATTCATTATTTTCATCCATCAAAAATAAGTATTGAGGTAATCCATGATTATCCCATAATGTTGTTATGTATTCCTGTATTGCAATATATACTTCGTGCTTTGAATATTCTTTATTTATTTTTTTTAAAAAAAATAAATCACTTATAACTCTGCAATAAGGTGAGCGCACAGTTGTTATTATGTCTAATTTTTCACTTTCTATCTTAAAAAAATCTTTGTATTTCATTATTGTATTATATGACATATGTTGCAAAGATGAATTTATTTCTATATTATTTTCAACTGTATCCAATATTAAAAATTCATGTAATGATGAATTATTCAATGGTATATTAAATTTTGTACTAAAATAATCACATACGGATGTACCACCTGTTTTTGGTATATGAATAAATAATATATTCACATTTTCATTTTTAAAATATGGCATAATATAAATATATATATATATTATAATTTTTATAATTTACACATACAACGACTGATTCGTCACTACAAATTTCAAGGTGTTTAATGGAATATTACGTAGTTCTCTCAGGAATCCTATCGCCCCCATATTTTCTGCGATTCTCTCCATTTCACTGGAAATATTGTTGATTTTTAGTATCGCCTTTACAAATTCACCCAAAAATATCTCTTTTTCTGATAACATTGTTTCTAATAGACACTTACATTCTGGAGCATTTTCACAATCATACCATTTCATAACATAATCCACCAAATCATAATGCATCATATATTCAGTACCAGTATTAATTTGATACAATTCTTCCTTTTTAAGGTAATCTTCATATTCGGATTTTAAGTATTTTATTGTGTTATTTACAGGAACATCACAACTATCTATATTGTATGATCTATAATCCTCGTTAATAGATATATTTGTGAAACAACTAAATACACCACATAATTGCCTTCCTGATAATCCTTCATAAAGTTTTTTATTTATAAAATTAGCAAATGCTAGACAATGAACTTCCCTTAACCCTGATGCAATACTCCCTTTTTCTGTGAGGTTATATTGTGTGTTTTGTGGGTCGTGTATGTCTTGTGTTTGTGTATCTTCGAATTTGGATACAAACCCATCCACTTCTAACATTTTTAATAAAATATTTACATTGTTGTCTAGAAACTTATTATTTGATTCTATTTCTGTTTTTGTCTCATGGTGTTCCTCTTTATAATCATAATACTGATCCAGTATTTTTATGTCATTTTGTATATTTCGAAAAGCATCCAAATTATCTTGAATATCGCGTTCTATTTGTTTCCGCTTTTTATTTGTGGAAGTTGGTTTGGTTATTAGAAGATTCCTTTGTTCTTCCAAAATACACCTAGGAGTTTGAGTTGTATCCAAACGTGTGTTTAGTTTGTTGATCTCGACCTCTAATTCTGCGAGTTTGTCTGTTAAGAATTTATCTACTTTTATAACATCTTCTTGTATCATACTGCGTTTTATATATTTCAAAAATTGTTGTTCGCCTGTTTCTATTAAATTAAATAATAAATTATAGGATATCTTAAATTTTGATATAAGGGATTGTGGTCGTCCTTTCATCATGGATCGGTATTGATTTAATTCTACATTTTTGAATAAGTTTGTCAAATGAATTACATTACCAACAGTATCAATACCTCTTCTTCCTGCTCTTCCAGCCATTTGAGTGTATTCATGAGAGTATAACATTCTCATACCATTTCCATCGAATTTATTTACATCGGTGAATATTACTGATTTGGTAGGCATATTAATACCCACTGCAAATGTTTCTGTAGCAAAAAGCAATTTAATGTATCCTTTACTGTATAATAATTCGATCATTTCTCTCAAAACAGGCATTATACCCGCATGATGTATTGCTATTCCTTTTTCTAAAAGATAAACTATGTTCATATATTCAGGTAAATTCAAATATTCTTCGAAATTAGGCAATTTTCGTATAATCGATTCACATTCTCTCTTGATTGTATAAGAAACTTTGGAATCATCTTCCAAAAGATTCGTTGTTATCTCTTTTGCACATATCTCTAATTGTTTCCTGGAAAGGACAAAACAAAGTGCGGGTAACATATTATGTTCTACCATGTATTTGGTTACCTGATTTAATACATGTGTGCGTTTCATACGAAGGTTTTTGTTTTCAAAAACTGTGAGCAGTTTTTTGTTTTTATGATACAATGATTCATTAAATACACCTGAAGCTGATTGAATCGGAATTATTTTATTCGTGTGTTCTTTTATTTCATTTTCCAACTGTTTGTCTTTAATTAATTTGAATATAGCGGATGTTGTTGTCATAAACGTATAATGAGTTAATGGTACAACACGATGATTTGTCGAGGTCAAATAAACCTGTTTATGTGAGTGGAGTTGGTCTTGGTCTTGGGTTTCACATCTATTTTCACACCATGATGCGAATTTTTCTGGTTTATCTAATGTGGCTGAAAGCATTACCATTTGCACATGACGAGGCAACATCATGATAGTTTCTTCCCATACTTTTCCTCTGTCTGGATCATTGATATAATGTACTTCATCAAATATAACACATGCTAGTTCGTTATTTAAATCCATATCAAATGTAGTTGTTAAAGGTAAAGAAGGTGGTGAAGTTGAGGTTGAAGAGGACATTGCATTCTTTTTATACAATGTATTCTGTAAAATCTCAGTTGTCATAATCAATACATCCGCTTCAGGATTTGATTTGATATCACCTGTTAAAATACCAAATGAAATATGTGGGAATTTTTTGGTAAATTCATAAAATTTTTGATTTGATAATGCTTTAATTGGACTCGTATAAATTACCTTTTTTCCTTTTGACACAAAATATTCAATTGCGAATTCTGCTGGTAATGTTTTTCCTGAACCTGTATGTGCTGTAACTAATACATGATTTCCCTCTACTATCGATTCAATTGCATACTTTTGAAAATTACTCAATTCAAACGGGAATTGATTGAAATATTCGGTATAGTTTGTTTCGTTTTCACTCGGATATGGAGATTCACAGTCGCAGATTTTTACCATGTTGTAGTATATATCTTTGTTATTATTGGTTTTAGTTGTTTGTTATTTGTTTGTTGTTATTTGTTTCCTTACAAACACATTCAATTTTTATATTTATGCAGACCATTCTATATAATGAAAAATAAAATTGATTTTTTATTTCGAATAATTGTACTATGATAATAATAAACATATTACAAATGGTTTTACTTTTATTACCTAATTACATACAAAATTTGATAGACGAGTTTAATGTAGAACATAGACCCAAAATGCGACTAGTAATGAATGAATTATTAATTAAATATGAAGAGCGAATTGAGAACGATAAATATTGCGTTAATTGCAATGGTTACGCAGAAGAACAATATTCAAACTATATATTTTGGCATAAATACACATTTTGTGGGGAATGGTGTAGTTATGATACAGAGTATCACATACGTAAAACATTACGAAGACGAAGATAAAAAAATACGTATTACACCTTTTATTATTCAAAACGCTGTTTTTTGTTAAAAATTTATTTATAACATATATATATGTTAGAAATAAATTATACTTCTTCGTTAGGTTCATTGTGTCATAGTTCTCAAATATTGAAACGAAATAAATATAAATTATGTTCTTATCCTTTTGATTGGATTTTTTCAAATTGTGATAATATTATACATTGTATAGAAGACAATTTTAATATTTTTTTAGATAAATCATATTATATTAATCTATCAGAATCACAATGCGGACATTCAAAATACCATAATCGCATGTTTAATCATCACAATCCGTTAATAAATATAGACCATTATAATTATTATGTAAGGTGCGTTGATAGATTTAAAAATTTACTTCAAAAACAAGAACATAAGTTATTTATTATGATATTTAATAATATGAATAATATTGATGAATGTATAAAAAATAAAATTATTGACTTCAATAATAAATTTTCAAAAAACACATCTAATTATACACTATTAGTTATTTTTCATATACCAAATAAACAACAAAATCACCACACATTTACATACAATGATAATATTCATTTTTTAGAATTACATACTTTATCAGTTAGTAATGGTGTACAATTTGTTAATAACAATGATAATATTTATTTGGATAATATAATAAATTCAAAATATAATTTTAATCTTAAAAATTAATTATGTTATAAATATAAAATGAAGCATAAAGTGATGATTATAAATTAAGAGCATTTCAATATTATTTATAATCACTACTTTTTTGAGTAGGCATTATAAAATATCAAAATAAAAAATAACTATGTATAAATGATATTTTTTATAATAAGTGTAATAAATTATATACAATCATCTAATTCGTCAATACTAATTCCCATATCTAATAATTTTTGAATTCTTGAAGGATGCAACACAACCATCATTAATTCCTCAAAATAAATATCAACCATTTGTTTCTTCATTGTTTTATAATCAATTTCATAAATAGATGGATTGGTTGATAAAAACTGCCAATCAATTTTATCTTGATTTTTTTCTAATAAATGAATAGCATTTGGATTTTTTGATAACATATTCCAATTAATTTTGTCTGGATTTGCTTCTAATAAATGAATTGCATTTGGGTTTTTTGATAAATGCATCCATTTAATTTTATCTTGATTTTGTTCTAACAAACGAATAGCGTTAGGATTGAATGATAAAAATCCCCAATGAATTTTATCTAGATTTTGTTCTAATAAATGAATAGCACTTGGATTGTCTGATAAGAAATGCCAATTAATTTTGTCTGGATTTGCTTCTAATAAATGAATTGCATTTGGGTTTTTTGACAAACCACCGCAAGTAATTTTGTCTGGATTTTTTTCTAATAAATGTATAGCATTTGGATTACATGACAAGAAACTCCAATTAATTTTATCTTGATTTTGTTCTAATAAATGAATAGCATTTGGATTAGTTGATAAATAAGGCCAATAAATTTTATCTGGATTTGCTTCTAATAAATGAATAGCATTTGGATTTTTTGATAACATATTCCAATGAATTCCATCTGGATTTGCTTCTAATAAAGGTATAGCATTTGGATTTGTTGATAATCCATATAATCCATCCCAATTAAGTTTATTTGGGTCTATCCAATCTAATAATTTATATACAGGTTCTGGTTGTTTCATTTTTGATAATTGTTTGAATATAGATTTCTACTATAATAATAAATCAATTTTTTATTATTATAATGGGCGTTTTAAATGAGAAAAGGTGTAAATGAGAAAATGTGTAAAAAATAAAAATACTGAATTTATAAAAAAATTGATTATGTTTGTATTGGATTTGATAAATGTATATCAATAATAATAACAACGCAAAGACAAATCAATAACAATATACAACTAGTCAATAAAATGGTATTTTCACTATTTGATATTATGTATGTAATGATGGGAATTCTATTCGTATTCAAATATTTTGGATCTAATAATATTAAAAAACCAAACATTAATACTTCTTTAGTTACCGATGATATCAACTATTTTATCACTAATAACAATAATGGAGATAAGATTATACTATACTATGAAGAATGTGGAGATAGTTGTATGATGGATTATAACTATGATATTAAATATGACGTTTTACATGATTATAACATTACTTATACTAATCACAATACTAATGTGGAAACAAACGAAATTGAAGTTATTTATATATAGATACTTATATATAGATACTTATATTGGTTTCAAACATACAAACGTAAAAATTATATATTTTTTGTTAAACTACCTAAAATTATAATATAAATGATAAATAAAAGTAATGAATATTTTTTTATCCATTCTTCACATTGCATTCATAACAAACTACTTTACCAATATTCAGGCATTTGGTAGTGGTAATAGTAATCACATTAAAACTAAATCAACTAGGCTTTTATTTAGTAGAAACTATTCGCCTTTTGGTAAAAAATATTATGAAGATTATCTCAGAAATTTAAACTCCAAAAATGTCACTATTCAAAATAATTATATTTTAGGACTAAACAATCCAGGTGCGGGTGCGGATGAAACTATTGAAGATGATCTTCTTATTAAAACTATCAATAAAAGTATCAATAAAAATAACGATTACAATAAACAATATTTACCTAGAAAGGTTATTATTAGACAAATTGATCTCAAACAATTGCAAGAACAACTTGAAATAAATTTTAATAATACATCTACCGATCTCGACAATGACAATGACGTTGAAAATCCAGATACTGCTGGTGAATATTATGACATGTTTGGTAATCGAATGCAACTACCACAACAATCACAACAAGGATATCGCGGATACAATCGTAATAGAAATTTAGGATTTGATGATAAACCAAAAAAATCAGAGAATTTCGAGGTTGTTCGAAACCACACAGTGACATTCAAAGAGATTGGTGGATACGACACTATTAAATCTGAATTGAATCAATGTGTCGATTTATTGGTTAATTATAAAAAATATAGTGAATACAATGTCAGAATACCAAAGGGTCTTATATTAGAGGGTCCTCCTGGTAATGGTAAAACATTGTTGGCAAAGGGTTTTGCGGGTGAATGCAAAACTGGTTTTATTCCTGTATCCGGATCACAATTTCAAGATAAATATGTTGGGGTTGGTTCTGCTCGTGTGAGAGAATTATTTGAACTTGCCAAAAAAAATACTCCATGTATTATATTTATTGATGAAATCGACGCAATTGGTCGCAAACGGTCTGGTGATGGTGAAACTGCATCATCTGAGAGAGATAGTACATTGAACGAATTATTGGTGAATTTAGACGGGTTTTCCACCAAAAACGGCATATTTTTAATGGGTGCAACCAATCGAGCTGATCTTTTGGATCCAGCTTTAATTCGTCCTGGTAGAATAGATAAACGTATATTTATAGGACCTCCTGATTCTACTACACGTGAAGCTGTTATTGTTATTCATTTGAAGGGAAAACCACACGACTCCACCATAAATATTAAGGATTTGGTTGATCTCACTGCGGGATTGTCTGGAGCACAAATAGAAAATATGTTAAATGAAGCTATGTTAAATGCGTTGCGTGACAATCGTAAATTTATGGAATACAAGGATATTGATATGGTTATCAATAAAATTATGGTTGGTTGGCAACCCACAGAACACCAATTTACCAGTGATATTATTGATCGAATTGCTATTCACGAGATGGGCCACGCTATTGTTGGATTTCTCTCCAAACATCATTCCAAGGTGAGTAAAGTAACTATCAATTTGTCTTCACCAAAGAGTCCGGGATATACTGTGTTTGAAAGTTCTACATCGAACATTTATACGAGAGAATCGTTGTTCGAACACCTCATGATATTGTTAGCAGGAAGAATAGCGGAAGAAGTGTTTTATGACGTCTCAGTTACAACGGGTGCTATTAATGATTTTGAAGAGGCGTATAAATTGGCAGAAAAAATGGTCATTTATTATGGTATGGGTAAAAATATTATATCTCCTAGTTTGAGTGATAAATACAAAGAAATAATAGACGATGAGGTTATTAGCATGATAAACGATGCATATGAAATGTCTTATTTTATTGTTAAAAACAGCAAGGATTTCATTAAAGAAAGTGCCGAAATATTAAAAACAGAAAAAATCATCAAAGTCGAGAAACTAACAGAAATAATAAACACAAAATATCCTGATATTTTACGACTCACTATTGATAAATAGGTATTTCGGATTTGTTGAAAATTGTATAATAATAATTATGGTTATAAATAAACTTAAAAGCATGTAAATATATTTTATTATAATATGAAATTTATAAAAACTATATTTTTCACTCTCTTTGCATTGATAAACAGTGAGCCTATTTGTACAAATAATTCAAATCAATGCATTCAATTTACGGTTGGTTCTGGAACTGGTTGTGCGTGGATGTGTAATTATTGCGCAAATCAATTAGGAACAAATAACTATTATTTTACTGATAATGTTTGCACTTATCAAACTGGCGAAGGATGTGTTGGAAACCCAATAGTTGGTAAAACATATACTTGCTGTTCATCTACATAAATATTGTTATTTCAAAATAGATTACGGGTGATCACATGTCACTAATAAAATTTTTCATCTTCTTTTTTATTTGAAGATGAAAAACAAAAAAAACATGTAAAATGTAATGAAAGAGCTTGGTTTAATTTTATTTATTTATTTACAAAATGAAATTTAATAATAAATTTTTATGTTTCATTTTTTTCAATAGGGATTGGTTTAATATCTGCTACATATACTGCAATATCGTCACATTGTTTTGGTGTGAATTTACATTGTACCATTGGTTTATTATTAAGTACATCACGCATATTCCACATTTGTAACCAACGATTTGTTGTTTGTTCTACAATTGCAGTTGCATCCATGTTATACAAATTATTCACATCAGCAATATCATCTTTCATAATCATTTCCCACAATCCATCACTGCCAATAACCACCTTAAATGTATCATTTTCAGTAATTTTAATCACTGTATGATCTGGGGCATGACCTGTTGAGTTGCGATGACCTAATGCTTGACTACATGCTAATTTTGTATATGAATTTGGAAAATCCCATTCAATATATTCACTATAAACACTTATTAATGTATCTTTATCAATCATTTTTATATTACTTGATGGTACAAATTTTACAAGTGATTCTAATCTTTCGCGTTCTTTTTCATTTTCATAATTATGCTCTTTACTTAAAAATTCTAAAGAACCGTTTTTATAAACTGCTACTTGTGAATCACCACAGTTAATACATTCAATACGATTCGAAAATATTTTAACCATACACATGGTGGATCCAGATGATTCATAACTACTTTGAAGTAGATAATTGTTTATATGATTCGCTACTGATTGAATTGGATTGGATTTCTTTAAAAGTAAATTCATGATTCCATTTGAAATTGAACGTATAAAATTGATAACTTTATCGTTTCCATGTCCATCAAAAACAACAGCTACTTTACATTCTTCACCTGTAATATCTTCAATTTCATCCATATAAATATAATCTTGTCCCTTTGACAATTGATTTATTTTTGAAGTAATAGTAACATTATGAGTATTTTTTTGAACGGTTTCTTCAAATATTGACATTCTGTATGTTATTAGGTAAGTTAGTAAGTAAGTTAGTAAGTAAGTTATTAAGTAAGTTATTAAGTTAAATTGAGTTAGTAAATTGGTTAGGTTAATTTTAATAACTTCAATTGATGTTCGGAATTGAAATCAATTTTTTTTTGTTACCATATATGGTATCATGAGCTTAAATTTTTTGATTCTCTGTTACTAGTAACGGGTAATATTTCTCGAATTTTTTTGTTTTTATAAAAAAGTGAAATAAATTTGACAAAAGTTTTTTGAAAAATTGAAAAATGGACAAAAATAAATGTCCAAAATTGATTTTCTGAAAAACTTTTTCTGAAAAACTATTTTTGTGACCATAATTTATTTTTATGATGTAGTTACCAAAAAAATAATTTTCAAATTGTTACCACAATTTTTTTGATTTTATAAATTGCAAATTACCGGCGATTTTTTTATTAGCATTTCTGGCTAATATTTTACATCCAAAAAACGCCAGAAAATATAATTTGAAAACATATTACGATTTATGGTATGTATATTTCATTTATATAATATAAATATGTTAGCTTTTTATAAAATGCTAATAAATGCTAAGTAAATGCTAACTAAAAACTCGCCGTTTCTAGTTTTCAAAAAAGTATAATAAAATTCACAAAAGTTTTTTGAAAAAATGAAAAATGGACAAAAATAAATGTCCAATTTTGATTTTCTTAAAAACTTTTTGAAAAAAAACAATTTTTGTTACCATAAAAATTTTTATGGTAAGGCAACAAAAAAAATAATTGTAAGTTTGTTACCATAATTTTTCAAAAAACCAATTCGTTTAAAATGTGGGCATTTTTTCTAATTCCAATTTAGGAAAAAATGGAAATAAATGGAAATACCAAAAATGCCCACAAAAATTTTAATTGTGATATTTGTGACTATACATGCTCTTTTAAACGAGATTGGAATCGACATATTTTGTCAGCAAAACATCAAAACTGGGCAAACGGAAATAATTTGGAATTAAAAATGCCCAAAAATGCCCACTTTCAAAAAAGTGATTACAGTTGCAATTGTGGTAAAAAATATATCACACAATCTGGTTTGTGGAAGCATCAAAAAAAATGCGATGGTAATATGAAATTGGATTTAACAAACAATGATAATGTAACCAATATATTATTTGAAGTAATAAAAAGCAATCAAGAATTGCAAAAACAAATGTTTGAAGTTTGTAAAACTGTTCAATCAACTAATAATATCAATACTATTAACCAAAATAACATTCAACACACAAACAGTCATAATAAAACGTTTAATTTGCAGTTTTTCTTGAATGAAACATGCAAGGATGCTATGAATATTTCAGAATTTATCGATAATATAAAATTGCAATTATGTGATTTGGAAAACATTGGTAAATTGGGTTATGTTGAAGGAATATCCAAGATAATCATTAAAAACCTAAAAGCATTGGACGTAGAAAAACGTCCGGTTCATTGTAGTGATGTGAAAAGAGAAATCATGTATGTAAAAGACGAAGATACTTGGGAAAAAGAAAGCGATGAAAAAGAAAAAATAAAACAAGTAATTAGTAGCGTTGTTAGTAAAAATTTAAAAATGTTACCAGAATTTCAAAAAAAATATCCACAATGTATGAATTCAGAATCCAAAAAATCAGATGAATACAATCAAATTATCATGGAGACAATGGGTGGTGGAATCGGTTGTGGAGAGAAAAACAAAGAAAAAATTATTCGAAAAATTGCAAAAGAGGTAACTATTGACAAAAACTAATATGGACTGTGTGGTTGGGGAATGATTTGGTGCTACACATCAACTACTTCTTCTAATCGTATTTTTTGTTTAATATTGTATTCATCTGGAAACATATATAATTTACATTTTACCTGGTCGTACATCTCGTAGTTTTTGGTTGTTTGTTTTGTTATTTTACATGTTATTTTTAGTTCCGGAACATAAACCATATATACTGTTGAGTTATTCGAACCAATGTTATTTTTGATATCAATGATAACACCGTTGAATGTTTTTTCTATTATTTCTGGTATGTTATTAAACATATCCAATAACGTGCATTCATTTTGTAATTTACGTATTGATTTCATATTAGTGTTTATGAATAAAATATGTTCTTCCGATGTCCATTTATTGTAAAATTGTCTCGCCTCTTTTGAAAATGCAAATAAATCATGTATTTGTTGCATTTCAACTAAATTTAATAAATCAACTATTCTACGAATAGGACTCGTTATGTGTGTATAAGCATCTAATTGTAATGACTCGTGATTGGATATATGTGATGAATTAGAAGTAGTATCAATTTTGTTCATAACACCAAAATATTCACTTTTTGACAAATACCACGATTTGATAAAGTTATCAGATTCATTGTCTAACCCAGCACCTTTCGGCATAGTTGTAATATTATTTTTAAGCAGAATACCAGTTTTATTTTTTTTCAAATTTTTCGCACAATAATAATTCATTAATATCATTAAATACGCTACCATGTGGTTGCTATCTGTTATATCATATTTACAAACGTATTTTTCAGATAATAGTTTTGTGATATTGAACAAAGTTTTATAATTATTGTTTGAAATCAATCCTTCTTGTTGATAAGAATAATTGTTGGAAACGTTTATAATGGTATTTTTAAATTCTATATTTTCAATCATTATGTCTTTTTCATTAGTAGAATCGTAGTTAATAACACTTATTGTTATATCCATAGTAAATGCATATCTATATGCATTTTCGATCAAACTGCACAAATTACTTGACATTATAGTAGGCAACATGGTTATTTTTTTATCAGGTAAATAGATACTTGAAACACGCGACGAAAATGCATCCCATAATCCAAATAATTCCATCCATAATGCAACATTGGATATATAGATACTCAACATGTATGTTTCACAACTCTCAGATGACCCAATTTTTTTAATACTAAACGCATCATCATAGTCTGTAGTATTGACCGAATCAATTGTAAATATATTCCATTCTTTTTGATCTGTTCTATTTTCCAATTCAGGGTATTGCGACAAAATAAACTCATTGGTAATTTTATTCAACTCGATTGTACTAGAATCAAAACGTGTTTTTATGTTATTAAAAAGCGTCTTATTGAATTGTTCAATAGATATATTTAGATTTTTGCATAACAATTGATAACTATAATATATATCTATATTGGAGTTATTTACCTCGCCTATTACATTTGTCAATGTTCCAATAGGATGTTTATCTTTTTCGCCCCATTTTGAAAATGAAAATGTCACATACAAATTGGAATATAATTTTGAGAAATTGGAATGTTTGAATTCATATGGTATAAGAAATGGTGGCAATGTTTTATCATCTGGAATACATTTATATAATAGTTTTCCTGGTGTTTTTTTGATTGCAGATCCGGATAAGTCCAATGTATCTTTTCTCTCCAAACGTCCATATGTTTTATTGTCTTTTAAAATAAGAACCCCTGGAATATTTTTATTTTTTGATATAACAGAATCAACAACTTTGATCCGTGTGTTTTGTATTGAGTTGTTACTAGTATCACACAGAACCTCCATAATAATATCATTATTAAATAGTTTATAATTAATAGGATCATATGAAACATTTACCTTGTTTTGTAATAGATCCGTATAATACCACTCATCATAGGTTCTTGAATTGATTTTGATTTGATATATTTTTGACATTTTTGAGGTCCAGGTCGCGTCTCGGTCTATTATATAAATATATTATGGTCGATGTATTTATATAATTTGTGTTTGTTGTTTTTTGTGTGTCTTTTATATGTATTATATATGTATTGTATATTTATTGTATATGTATTATATATTAATAGTACTCGATAAATCACTAATGTTTGTAGTTGAAATTGCAATGGATGATTCTGGTATGCTAGGTATATTTGCAGTTAGTATTTGAGTTTGACTTGTTGTATCTATATTTGGTATTGTAATAATATTTTGATCAATTTTATTTGTAATTTCGGCATCGGATGTCGGTAGTACCTTTTTTTCAGTTGATTCAATTGGATGGCTATTATTATATTTTTTTGTTATTTTTACAGTGTTACGTTTAATATTTTGCAATTGTAATCCATGTAATGATAAATCTGGTATAATAGACACACAGTTCATATATGTTTTATACTTAAAACATGAAATACTCGTATTTTTATGAAATTTGATGCTGTACCACCAATATGCTGGTATATATAATGCTTTACCTTGTGGTACTGTAAATTCTAGACATTTAATTTTATCAAAATCAGCTTTGTATTCTGGAGAAACATTCCATGGATTAACGGGTGATTTAAATTCAAACAACTCGTAATCTTTTACAGGATATAAATATTTTGTGCTTTTTGGAGGTGTCATTTTTACTTCTATACTACCTTGTGTAACTAGGAAAAAATTCCTATAATTTAATTCATATTTAAAGGGAGTTACTGTGTTATTTGATCCTGTCATAACATCGTATTTAGTATTACATAACATGTAAGGACGTAAATATTCATCGTTATATTGAAAACTTTTTATAACACCTGTTTCTTTCAAAAAATCAGTGTTATTGGCAGAATAATACGTTTCAGTATCGTCTTCTACAAATAATTTATTTGCTAAATTTAATGAAAGTGGAACATAAACATCTACATCCGATTCAATAGTAGTATCTTTTAGTTTGTTCTTATTGTTTTCCGATTGTTTATTGAATGCGCTCTCTCGAATTTGTATATCAAAAGAATTATAATTATTATAAATATAATCATAACAAGTGCTATTAATAATTTTCTCATTTTCAAATGGGAATATGATAGGTTGTCGTATATCACACAATTCCTCGAATTTTTCTTTTGAAACATTATCTATCTCATATATCTCTAAATCATTACTTGTTTTAAAATGAAAATGAATATGTAGATAGACAAATAATACCAAACAAAAAATAAATATTGAAATTATCCAATTTAACATTTAGTTTATGATATTTTATAATTTGTTATAACAATTATGGAAAAGAAAATCTATAAGTTATCGCATTTAGCTATTTATTCCACCATTTTTATTTTTGATCTGGTTGATTTATCTATAAAAGTGGATATAATAGAATAAATTTTAGAATATATAAAAGGAGGCTGATAAATATTAAATTTGTTTAGTTTATCTGGGTAAGCAGATTGCATTAATTTACATATACACATTAAAAAATCATAATGTTTTTCTAAATCGAACAAGTCCATTTTATATAAAGAAAAATGAACATTTATTAATTCATATTGTCTTAGAATATTATTTATATTATTAACAATATGTTGTGTTATAATATTATAATTTGTTTTATTACCAAATTTTTTGAAAAAAGCATATTGTATTATTAAATTATTTTCATCTATGTAACAAATATTATTTATAATTTGTTCATTTGTGTATAAATGTCTATATTGTTTAAATGAATCATAGTTTGTTATAAACAAAACGTTGTTTTTTTTTATAAATTCTTGTTCGTTGTATTCGGTTTCTTCACTGTGTTCAGTATCTTCATTTTTTGTTTCAATACTATAATTGAAATCACCACAAATATTCATACTATTTATAAATATTTATAAAATATTTATAAATATTTTACTACAATTATTATTTTATTATACAAGATATAATTTACACATTCACATTCATAGTTTTGGTTTTATTATTTTTTTGTTTATTTTTTGGTATTTCGGCTGTTGTTGTTACCTGTTCCACTGTATTATTTGTTGTAGTTTCTGTAAAATTATCTAAATTATTTGCAATTAAAGAATCAAGGTTTTGATTTTCGAATGTTTCATTGTTCTCTTGAATTTCTGAAACGGCGACTACATTATCCTGCTGTGTGATATTTTCATCTACAACTGTTTCTTCGTTTTCAATTTGTTTATTTATGTCGTTTTCTGGAATTGTATTACTTACGTCATTCAAGACGCTACTATGAAAATCATCGCGTAAATCGAAAAACTCTTCGTTTATTGATTCTTGTGTTGTAATAAAACTATTCATTTTTTGACTGATATCCATTATAAAAGATTGTAATTTTATAACAACTTCTTTTGTTTGTTTTACATCTTCTGATAAAACATTATATTGTGATTGTAATTTCTGATTCAAATCATTCGATACAGTTTTTTTATCTAAACCATCCAATCGAGTAATAATATTTTGTAGAATTGTATCATCAAAGTTATTATTGTTGTTTCCAAGATTCTCACTATTAATATTATTGTTTGCATCAAGTATTCCTTCACTTTGAAGTTTATTAATAATCAATTCAACTCTGCCTAATCGAAGAGTTACCAATGCAAAAGCATCTGAAACGGATAATTTGCTTACTTGATTCGCGTTCGTGTTATTATTCATATTAGAGGTTGTGTTATTGTCTTGATATATATTACTTTTGGTTGTTCTATAATTAGGTCTATTTTGTTGATTGTTATTAAAATTATCTTTACTTGATGAATTAGATGCATAACTGTTATTTTTAATTGGTGGGGCTGATTCAACGCCACGTCTTTGTCTTGCTGCTGCAATAGATCTTGAGCTACTCATTAAAATGTCTTAACATATTGTTTATGAATACTATACGCATTATACTAGTAGAAAATGTTTTATTTGTTGTTTGTTGTTTCTTTTCTGTTTTGTTAAAAACTATATATAACAAAACAGAATTTGCTAAATAATTTATTGGTTTTTATTTGTAATAAATAACAATTTATATAATTTAATTTCTTTTTATAAATCATATGGAAAGTTTGGAAGAAAAAGCAAATTCATCAACAGGATTTTTTAAATATGTTTTTAATTTTGACGGAGATTCAAAAGGTGAAATGATTAATCTTGTTCAATATTCAGTATTAGCAATTATTCCAGTTGTTATTCTAAATAAATTAATTCAACGTTTTGTTCCAGAAGTAGATGAAGATAAAGGAAGTATTGAAATTTTAGTAGAAGTAATCATTCAAGTAATTGTTATGTTTATTGGATTACTATTTATAAACAGAATAATTACTTATATTCCTACATTTAGTAAAATGGCATATCCAGAAATACAAATTATATTCTTTGTATTACCAGTTTTAATGATTATTTTAAGCTTACAAACAAGGATTGGAGAGAAAGTAAGTATATTAACTGATCGTGTCAAAGAATTATGGGATGGAAAAATGTCTAATTCATCATCGTCTAGTAATTCAAAAAATAAACAAGGACAATCCAATTCTCAAAATAACAAAAATATTCGAGTGAGTCAACCTATCTCAAATAATGGTATGGGCAACATGGGTGCTATGGGTGGCATGAACACCATGAATAACAATGCTCAAATGATGTCATTACAAAGTTCTCAAATGTATAATGATGGTACTGCTATCAATCAATTACCTACATACTCACAACCATCATCAGGATCATCATCAGGCTCATCTGGTAATGTACAACAATTACCTGATTATAATGCAATGTACCAATTAGATTCAACTCCTATGATAGGTGCTTCATCTCCAGGTGGTGGTGTTGTTCCAGCTAGTGAATTATTAGGTGGTTTTTTTAGTGGATCATCATTTTAGTTAGATAGTTTGTAAAACAATATTAAATATTATGTAGTATATTTATAATATAATACATAATCATATACATAATCATAATATCCATTAAACAATGGATGTTAATAAATTAATTGACGCGTTGGACAATGAAAATAACGAAAAAATCTTAAATTTAACAACCAAAAAAATTAAAGAAATGAATATGAAAATATTGATGGAATTGTCTCTTTCGAGAGAAAAGTTATTGGATATAACAAAAAAATTAAACGGATATCGTTATGTAGATGAAATTGATGAATTAAAATGCGGTACTTATTTAAAATGGATATTATTAACAGATCCTGACCCTGATAATTTAGAACTCAACAAAGGTGCTCTTTTTTGTGAAATAAAATGCAAAGACGATGGTGTTTTTATTATATGTAAAAATATGGGATTTTCATCAAGACATTTTCAGATTAAAATGGACGAGTGTCTATTATTTCAGAAATTAACTACACAAGAATTGGTATTATTGAGTGCATTGGATCATTTATCTACGTAATTTTCTTGTTCCTCGGTTTGGTTTTTTATAACAACTTGTGAATAATCCAGGAATAAATTTTTTAGCGCGGATTTTTTTCATCTCTTCTTTGGATAAACATTGTTTATTTTTGTATGTGCATTTTCCATTTTTATATACACAAACGCTTTTGTGTCCTTTGTGTTTATTAATAAAGACCTTGCGAATTGTTTTTTTGCCATGTTTGTGCTTAATTTCAACATTGGAATATTTTTGCATTTTTATTTGTGGTATGTTGTTGGGCGTATATATGTATGTAAATATTTTTATTTAGAATTTAGATTTGTATTATCGGTTGTATTATCTGTTGTATTTGTATTTTCAGTTGTATCACTCTTTGGTCTAGGTGAATCTGTGTTTGTAGTTTTTTTAATGGAATTATTAGTGGCGCTTAAACCAAAAGTTTGAGGTTTATTAGAAAATCGATTAAATAATATTTTTAGTTTATCATGTAAAGAAGTAGATAAGTAGAATAAAATAACCGAAATAATTGCAGGACTTCTAACTGTTAAACCCAATGGTGTTTCTGAAGTATAACCATACCATCCATTAAATGGGGAATAAATTTTTTGTAACAAAGCATATAAAAATATTGCAATAAAACCTTGTATTGCTAATTGTAATAATATTTGCGATGCTAAAAAAATACTGCTTCTTTTTAATGCAATTTGTAGATTAAAATCAGGTATTATATATCCGTCAATAATAACACTACAAAAAAACGCGACTGTAGAATATATTGTTATTACATATAAATAATCTAAAAACGCAATAGGGTAGTGTGATAGGTTTTCTGTTAAAATAGTTTGTTTTTTTTTCATTATACTAGGCAATTTATATAATATTAGATGTTTAATGGTATATTATATAAATATTATTTTTTTATAATTACTAGCATGTTGAATTCACCCATTTTTTTGTAATTTCTATTTCCACACTATCTAATGCTCCTTCAACCCAACCTTGCTTTAATGCTACAACTTCACCTACGACAACTACACCATTCATAGGATTTTGCGCTTTTTTAATAAAATCTACCCTGTTTTTATATTCAGAAGATAATAATAATGGTTCATAATAATGAGTACCAATAGGCCAATAAAAATCAATTATTGCATCTAAATGCAAACTTTCAAATGGCAACCCAAGTGATTTTTCCAACAGTCGTGCAAATAACTTTCGATTTGCTGTAGTATTTTTAAGATGATTTTTTAAAAAAATAGAACCCGCATTGTCATTATAAACAATCATATAAACGTTTCGTTTAAAATCCATTGGAATTATTTTGTATAAAGGCCCAGAGACAATGGTATAAGTTTTTATTGTGTTTTTCATCAACAACGCGGATTTACCAGAAAATTTACCATACAATCGTAAAAAAGGTTGTCCATGGATTTGTTTATATATAGGGAATTTATCTATTGGGAATAATTTGTGAATACTACTAATAGTTGTTGCCACAACTACCTTTTTACATTTATATTTTTGCCCATTTTCACATGAAACTATAAACCCACATGTTTCTTTGCAATCATCCAATTTATTTATTTTTGTAACATTTGATAATGATTTGATAGTAACATTATAGTATAATAACCATTTTATTATATCATCTATCAATTTTTTCCAAGGTACAGAAAATGCATCTAGTTTGTCGGAATTATCATCCATTCCATAATAGTATAGAACATCGTATATATCCGCATTTTCATAATCAGTGTAACCTGTAGCAGTTACAAAATTGTAATATGATGTCTCGCCTAATATATGTATAGCAAAATCACGAAATGTTTTTCCTCTATACAAATTCGGATTTTTATTATAGGCTTTTCTTAAATAAAAAATGGTTTTTGATATGTCCGACCTCGTAACACCTACTCCATATTCTTTTGTTACACTATATTTATTGTAAGGTATATCTAAATCGTCTAATAAACGCATTAGTATCGTGTCTTTATTTTGTCTTCCAATACCTGCACCAGTTACTATAGTTGCTCCATAGAAATCAATATTGCTGGTTCGACCACCTAACCAAGATTTTTTATTTCTCTCCAGAATCAAAATTGATGAATCAGGTGATATATGTAAAATCTTGTATGCGCTATATAAACCAGCAATTCCACTACCAATAATAACAAAATCATAAATAGAATTCATATATTTTATTTTTTAATTTTGATGTGGTTGTTTTTAATTGAGTGATCTTTATAATGATATACTATGATTATACATTTATTTTCTAGTAAATAATATATTTTTTTTTGTTTTGGTAAATTTAACCCGAGGTTTGTTATTTTTTTTACATGTGAATTTTCCACGTTTCATATTACGTTTATTAAAAATTGTCTTTGTGCATATTCCTATAGATTTAGGCTCATTTTCAATAGAAGCGCCAACTTTTTTAATACATCCACATAATTTATTTGCTAAAATTGTTTCAGCTTTTTCTTTAATATTTTTATTATTATTTGGAATGGGAACATTATAATATTCTAAAATTTTAATATAGTCTTTTTTGGTTATGTTATATGGCATTTTTTATGTATCGAATAGTGAAATAAAGAATAGTATATGTAGTTAATTTATATATAAATTAATATATATCAATTTATATATATAAAATATTATAAATTTTTGTGGTTCTAATTATATTGTTATAATATATGACAATATCTTTATCAAAACCTGATAAAATAGTAGTATTTGATGTAGATGAAACATTGGGGTATTTTACACAATTAGGCATATTTTGGGACGCATTAAATGTTTATTATAAAAATCAAGGGGATGATGAAAATATATTTAAAACACAACAAACGCAACAAGATTTATTTAATACACTGCTTGATATTTATCCAGAATTTTTGCGTGTTAATATATTGGCAATATTAAATTATTTGAAACGAAAAAAAGAAAAGAAAAAATGCAAACATATTATGATATATACAAATAATCATGCTTCAAAGGATTGGATAAACTTGATAATAAATTATTTTCATGAAAAAATCAATTACATTCTGTTTGATCGAGTTATTCGCGCATTTAAAATACATGGTAAAATAATCGAAATGTGTAGATCTACGAATGACAAAACTACAGGTGATTTATTTAATTGTACTAAGATTCCACATAACTCACAGATTTGTTTTTTAGATGATGTATATTACTCCAATATGGTGGACGAAAACGTATATTATATAAAACTTAAACCTTATACATATAATTTATCATTTCAACAAATGATTCAACGATTTATTGCATGTAAATATGGAAAAAAAATCACGGATGAACGAATTTTCAACGATTTTATGAAATCATTCATAGATAGGTATAATTTTAGTTATAGTAAAAAAAATGAGAAAGATTATGAATTAGATAAAATAGTAAGTAAAAAAATAATGATACATTTGCAAACGTTTTTTGATAAAAAATGGCAGAGTAATGATCCTATGGTTTCAATCAACAATAAAAATAATCGTACAAAAAAATATTATTCACATCAGCATAACAAAACAAGTAAAAATTTATAACACATATATTAATTATCGTTATGTAGTATTATTTTTATTGGGGTATAAATTAGTTTCAAAACTTCGCTTAATTTTTTCTACATGACTTTCAGTTTTTGATATAAAGTATTTTAATATATTTTCAAATATAGTCGTAGATAATAAGAAAAAACCTGCACTGAAAGCAATGCGTTTGTCTAAATGATTACATTTAGTATTTCGCCATGGATTAAATCGATAAAGTAAAAAAAGGCATACATATAGTTTTACTATATTATGTAATAATGTGATATACTGAGGTGAAATAAAATAAATTCCTAATGCCAATGAAATATATAAAAAGTAGGTAACAAACACTATTATATCAAGCGATTTATTTTGTAATTTATCTAAATCGTAAAATGCCATTAGTTCTATATGTAACTTTCTTATAAATAAAAATAACTATTATATAATACAGTTATTTTTATTTCTGTCTTTTGAGAATTTTATGTGTCATTGGTATCAATCTCTATAATATCAGTTTCTTTTTTATTCTCTTTCTTTTGCAATTTTGAATATATATCTAATGTACGCGCACTTGCATCAGTTGCATTCACATATTTAGGCATCCAATAGTGTGGTATTATATTATCTACATCTTTGTAAAAAGAATTAAATAAAAATTTATAGTATTTTTTTTCAATTTCTGCTTTTGATATTACAATATTTTTATCAATCTTTTTTTCTGATTCTATATTGGTTAAAATGTAATCTTGAATAATCTCATATAATGAACGCGTATTTTTACTTACTCCATCACTAAATGCTTCTTTTGTTCGCCAAATAATTTCATCCGGGAGTAAAGGCACTCCATCCGAATTTTTAAAATATGTTTTCGAAAATGCAGTTCTTAATAAATATTTCTCACATAGCTTGTTTTTTGGATGGAAACGAACACTTGGGTGTATTGATAAATAATATTGCACCCATGATCTGTCTAAAAATGGTGTTCTTGGTTCTAATCCATGACTAGAAATACATTTATCTGATCGTAATACATCAAACGCATGTATGTTTTTTAATAATCGTCTAGTTTCTTTATCAAATTCTAATTCATCTGGACATGCGTGCATATATAAATAACCACCACATAATTCATCTGAACCATCTCCATTAAAAATTACCTTGGCACTACTATTTTCTGATATATATTTTCCTAATAAATAATTACCTATACTTGCTCTTACGGTTGTGGTATCATAACTTTCTATTGTATATATTACTTCATTTATTGCACTAATAAAATCTTCTTCTTTTAATAGTATTTCTGTGTGTTTAGTTCCTAAATAATCCGCTACTATTTTAGCATATTTTAAATCTTCTGAACCCTCTAATCCAATACTGTATGTTTCAAGTGGCTCAGATGAAATATCTTTATGATATTCATTTACTAAAGCAGTTACTAAACTGCTATCCAAACCACCCGATAATAAACATGCGATAGGACGTTCAGTAATATAACATCGTTTTTTTATAGCATTTGTTAAATAATATTGAATATTTCTATAAATAGACATCATATCATTTTCATTATTAACATCATCTATATTATACATAATAGTATTAAAACCATAAGTATGGTATCTCTCTTTTTTATTAAAAATCCAGTCTGATGAAACAACGTGAGGTAATATATATAAAGAATAAGTTCCTGGTTCAAAATGTTCAATTATATGGTTTTCGCTTTTAAATGCATATAACATTTTTATTTCTGATGCAAATCCAATTAAATTATTTTTGTTTTCATACGCATTATTGTTTAATGATATATCAGAATTATCATTCATTAATTCTCGATGTGATCCATTTTCATGATAAAGAAAATATAGAGGTCTTACACCATATGGGTCACGCGCTATATATGTTTTTGCGTAGTCATTATTAATATCATAATCACATAATATAAATGCAAATACACCATCCAGCATTTGCAACGTTTGATCTATACCATATCTTTTATATAAATGTATAATTACTTCACAATCTGAATCGGTTGTAGGTGTTACATCCATCATTTCATATAATTCTTTGTAGTTGTATATTTCACCATTGCAAATAAGAGTAATATCATCCATTATCATTGGTTGATTTGACTTGGAATTTAATCCGTTAATTGCTAATCGATGAAAACCCATAATTTGTTTTAAACCTATACGTTCTAATTTAGAAAATTCTGGACCACGACCTCTTCCCTTGTTAAAATTATCAATAATGAATTGATTACTATAATTTGTATTATTATTGTTTAGTAATGTAAAAATTCCACACATTTTAATTTTTCAAAGTTGTTTCTAGTTTGTGTCTCTTGTGTTATGATTTGGTAATATTACTATATATAGTTATTTATATAACAAAAAATATCTTTATATTTGTTATTATATATTTGTTTTTATCTTCATCTATTGTAATACAATATAAACTAAAATAAAAGTTTTATAATAATAATATTAAATGAACATTACAAATACCCACACAACCAATTATGATAATGAATGTTCATCACAAATACAATCCAATATGAACAAGAAAATATATGATAGAAATATTCCATCTTATTTACTTCAACCTTATATAAATGTACGACCCGTATCAACAAAATATTCTTTTTTTCCTATTGTAGATCCTAGGGCACCTATCAATGTGCCAATGGATCAATATCCTAGTTATAGCACCAGTAAGGTTTTTTATCCTGGTAATAACACTGCTCCTTTTTCTGGTTATATGCAAAATGTAAATACTGAAAGCGAATTAAGAAATCAAATATACGCATTACAAAAATGCCCACAATCAGAATATGTTCCTTCCAGTAAAAGTGATCTTTATCAATATAATATGATATTAAATTCAAATATAACACAGTCAAATACAGTAAAACAATCGTTTCCTTATTTATTTAAAGAAGAGAATTTTGATAATTTTAATCCAAATAAAGATAATTTAGGAAATAAGACATTTAATAATTGTACTCGCGTGGAAATTCGTTCAATGAATACACCATGTCCGTAATTATTAGATATCCATCACACAAGACACAATATGTAAAAGTGAAATAAATAATATGTAAATGTAATATATTACATTTTTACATATTGGGTTTTATTTATGAATTCCAACGATGAATATGTAAATCAGATTACATTGAAATATTTAACAAGTATAGATTATCAAAATGATGTTCATGGTGTAGGTGTTAGTGTTAGTGATCCCCATAATAAAGGTGATAAAATAAATAAATCAAAACAAACAGGCTCGAAAATATACAGACAAAAAGACAAAAAATTTTACAAAAAAAGAATTTCGAATATTATAAAATTGTTATTGAATGATGGTGTTGAAGACGACACAAATCAACCAAATTATCCCCTTTTTCCAGATATTAAAAATACATTTGATATTTTTATAAGAACATGCATTGATTATTTAAAATCACAAGACAAGTGTGATATTATTCAAAATGATTATAATAATTTTACAAATGTCACCAATTCAGATGCCAACGTTACATCAGAACCAACCAGTGATATTATAAATAACAATGAAATGAATGCATTAATGATGCGTAAAATAGCATCCAAAAAAAACTCGATTGATTCATTTGTAAAACGCACATCTACACGACAAACAGCAACTATAATACCACATAAAAAAAAAATAAATCTACAGGATCCTGAATTGAAAACCAAGGGGTTGGTATTGGGTGGTGGTACTGTAGCAAAACCACCCAAAATTGATACACCACCTCCAAAAGATAAAAAAATATGTGAAAATAAAAATAATAATATATATAAAGAAACTATACCAAAATTAGATATTTTATCAAAAAATGATAACCAGGAAGAAAAAACCTCAAATGAAAAGGACTCCGAACAAAAAAAACATAAGAAAGACAAAAAACAAAAAAACAAGAAAAACACGCTACAGTTATTCATTGAAAACAATGAATGATAAATTTATCGGCGAACAAATGAAAAAAGAACAATGCAGTCCTATATCCGATCAAAATGAAAAATTAGGGAAAAAAACAAATAAAAATAGTTGCCTATCCGACACCGCATTATTCAGATTAAGAGATTTATGGAATGCTAGGCATCCAGATGTTATAATAAAAACAAATGACCCTCGTGAAATATGGAACCAATTGTATCATTATATGAAAAATACATGTAATAAAGAATCATGTTGGTTGAAGCAAAATTTTGCGAATCATGACAAATATTTAAAAAAAGAATTGGACGAATCTTTCGCTCCGGAATATCCAAAAGAATGGAAAAAAAATCCTAACAAATGGTTATCGAGTGTAGATATTTTAAATGTAATGAAACAATATGAAGAAGCATACAAATGTTTCAATTTTATCGGCCCTTCACCCATAGATTATGATACATATATGTTATACGGTGAATGTGTATGGGATGAATTATGTCATTTCAATTTACAAAATGAGATAACCGCTGGTAAAACAAAAATAGGTGTAATTTTTAATTTGGATCCTCATTATAAAGGAGGGTCTCACTGGGTTTCGCTTTTCATAAATATTAAAAAGGGAACGATCTTTTATTTTGATAGCGCTGGAGAGAAAATTCCACAACAAATAGAAAAATTTGTGAAAACGGTTATGGAACAGGGACGGTCTTTAAGTGGGTCTAAAAAGATCAATTTTGTTTTTGATCAAAATTATCCAGTAGAACATCAATATGGTAATACAGAATGTGGAGTTTATAGTTTGTTCTTTATCGTGCATATGTTGGAAGATAAAATAACCGCGTATTACTTGAAAAATCATATACTTAAAGATCAATATATGGAAAAATTCAGGAAAATTTATTTTAATAGCACATAATTAGATAACCGTGATATTTTTTATATGTATTATATATATCACATACATAATACATATACACCCATGTGTGTAATTTTTTATATGAATATTAATGGACAGCTTATATTGGCAAAAAATCGTGATTTGCCATATAATCCTCATATAGATATTATTCATGAAATAGTAAATGGTACAGAAGTTGTTTATATGAGAGATAAAAATAATGGATGGATAGAAGGTATCAATGAACACGGTACTGGTATGGTTAATTCATCGTTATTAGAAGATTTTCATCATTATCCAGGATATAACATATTGGAAAATAAAATGTATTCTGCTTTGGTAAGAAAACACATGAATAAACGAGACTTGTTTGATGAACTCTTAAAAAAAAGCGATAATAAATATATTTTAGAAGGTCATACGTTAATAGCACATGATAACCATATGTATCATTTAGAGAATAGTTCTCTCAATAAACATGTTTTGCATTCTCTCTCCGCTCAACAAAAATACAAAGTGTTCTCAAACCACGGTATTCATTTACCTAAAGAAGGTTTAACAGATGGTAGAGGAGGTGTTTCCTCATTTTTACGGAGAGAACTAACGAAAGCAGAGGTGGTTGATTTTTTAAAACATAAACGTAGAAAAGATATAAAATGCGATGATAATAAACTATACGACGAATTATCTGGTATTTTGAATAAAAATTATGTTAATGTGGAATATAGATTTCATCCTTATAGAAACAAATCAAAAATAATTAACAACACTGTAATAGTTTATACAAGCGCACAGTTAATATTAAACATCACCAACAAAGAATTTATTTATTTTAAAGACACAAATTATATTGAAAATGTAAATTATATAAATAGACTACCTAATCATTATGTACCTAAAATACGAGTTATGATAAAAGAAACAAAAAAAAATATGCGACCTGTTAAAAGATTAACTCAACAATATTTGCAAAAAATATATAAACGGTTTAATTATCCTGATAAACCACATACGAATAAAAACCGTATAAATAATAAAAATACAAATAAAAACAGAACTCGTAAAAATAACAAATAAATTAACCCAAAAAATAATATAGTAATATATTTGTCACTATATATATAGTTGTAAAAAATGGCATCCAAAAATAATAATCAATTTTTATCCAATGAAAATTTATCTGTTTTATTTGAAGTAATTGTTGATGAATATAAAAATTATATTTTAGATAAAAACGCATTTAATATAGCATTTAATGAAATGGTTCAAATGTTTTATTACAATCAAATTAAATCAGGCACTCAAATTATACATGATATTGTTATGATGAACAAAAAATTTATATCATTTATTTCATTACGATTAGAACAAAAATTCAATATTCAAAGACAACAAAAACATACTGGATCAAACAACAATGACTCCAACAATAATAACAATAACAATAGAAACAATAATGTTATTTCAAAAAACAATAATAATATAAAATCAAATAATGTACAGGTTCAACCTGTAACAAGTGAAGATATAAAAAACGAGAGACTTGAAAAATTTGATAAAGAATTATCGATAAAACAAAATGAATTTAAAAATGCATTTAATAGTAATATTCCTGAAACACCTAATTTTACATCTCCTCTAGATAAACCTATAAGTGAAATTGATGTTTTAACAAAGAAAAAATTAGCGGAACGTGAGAACGAAATACAGAGTATTTATAACAGTATTAACAATAAGGTAAATGATGGTATTAAAAATGACAAAAAAGAAGATGATTTTGAAATAAAAGAATCAAATGATTGGTTACAATATTTTAGTTCTCCAATTGAGAAAAAAGAAACAAATATTAGTGCTATAATGAAATCAATTAAAATAAAAGAGGAAATACCTAAACAGGTTGTTGTTAATGAAGAAATTTCGTTGCAACAAAATACAGATAGTAGAGGCAATGTCTCTAATATTTTTCCCAAAAAAAATATTTCTTGGTCAGACGAAAAAAGCTTAAGAGAAGACAGCAATTTTATTAAAATAAAAATATTAGATGATCCTTCACCTCCTGCAAATACGAATAACAATATTTTTTCGAAATTGAAAAAAATAGAAGGAAGTGATCAAAATGAAATGGATGTATTAACTCCTATGCCTACAAAAGTAATTAATTCAGGGACAGAACCATTAAAGTATGATTCTGATACGATTACACGTATGGAAAATAAAATAGATAAATTGACTAATGATATTAATAAATGTTATGATGTAATAACTCTATTGTTTAATACTGTAATGTCATCAACCAATAGCGCAACCAATAACGCAACCAATAACGCAACCAATAACCCAACAAACAATGACATCACAACATAAAGACCGGAATATTAAACAATAAAAATTAAAAATGAAATAAAATTAATATTATGATTATATAATATAACTTATATAATTATAAATTTTGCGATGAATATTATATACACGTTTTTGTGTATTCAATTATGTATGCATTTGTATAATAATGTATATGGATTTTTACACCATGATCTAGTATTAAGACATAATAAATATATTAAATCCACGTTTCAAGATCATCATTATGAGTACCATACTGATTGGATTTCTGGTGAGGTTCCATGGGAATTTATAGATTTGGATAATCATATAAATATACAAGACACATTCACATCCGTAATACATGTTACTACATCACCAGATACTATCATTAATTCTGATTTTGTAAGTTATGATGACAACAAGCTAGATAATTCAAACGGTAGATATGTAAATGACTATACTAATAGTAATACAGATTTTGACAATATCATGATGATAAAAGCTATTGTATCTGGTGTAATGAAAGGGTTTTATGTTCAAATAGTTTCCATAGATAATATGATTACATATACTCAGTGTTATACAAATAAAGTAATCGATATGGATATATTATTAAGTTTGTTGTATTTTATAATTTATGAAAAAATTAAAAATATTGAAATAGAAAATATAATTATATTGAAAAAATACAATAATATTGAACTTTTTGAAAAATACATAAAGTTAAGGCGTAATTCAATGATCGTCATAATCGTAATGTATGTACTGTTATTTAGAGGAATTTCTAGTGTGGAATAGCGTTGCACACATTACACACATTACAAATCATATATAGTTTCCATAGTTAAACATATACTATAATCCATATTATTCAAATTTAAAACTCTTCCATATTCATCTAGTAATTGTATTTGTAATTTTTGAATATTTACTGGTCCAAAATATTGTCGTGGATATGTAATTAGACCTAAATTATTTTGAGAAATAATATTAAATCCGCTAGTTTGTATAGATATTCTAGCTAATATATTTTTATTTAATATAGAGTCTGTAAAAGAAGCATAAAACCCATCATTTACATTATTATTATAATCATTTACAACTAAATATATGTACCTGTGTGCTAACGTATCTATTATTCCTTCAGATATATATGTAGAATTATTAACATATACACCATTTCGAAATCCCATCATCCAACCTATTTTTAGTGGAAGAGGTATTGATTTATTTTCATTTCCATTTATATCTCTTACAAAATCTATAGAAAAATCAAATGGTTTGCCAATATAACTTTTATTAATACCTACTATCATTTTTCCACTTCCAGATGCAGAAACCGATAAATCAAGTTCAAAAATAATATATTTAAATTTGCCATCAGTATTTGATAATAAATTATTAATATAATTAATTAAATCTGTTGGATTATAATTACCATCAGGAATTATTACTGTTAAATTGATACTATCAATAACCAATGAAAAATAATTATTATTTAAATTATTACTAATATTATAAAATGTGCATGGAAAATCCATAGATACTAATTGCATAGACACTACATTTTTTATTATTAATGGTAAATCGTAATGATAATTTGTCGATAAATTTGTAGTGCTATAATAATTATCACGAAATCTTGAATCAATATTAAGAGTTTGTCTAATAATTCGCTTCGTTAAAGGATTTATTTTACCTGGAAAATATTCACTGGGTTTTGATTGAACATAATCGATATCTTGTTTTTTTTGAATATAATTATCATTTACTTTTATTAATGGATTCATTGTTTCATATGTCAATTCATATGTTTGAGACAATTTTAAATCATTTATTTTTTTTAACCCATTCATAATTTTATTTTTTGCATTTAAAATAAATTGAATAATTTGTTCTCGTAATGATTCTGATACCGAATTTGACCCCAATAATTTTTTTTTTAATTTTAATTCTTTGCTATTTACATCCAATTCATTATAATTTTGATTTAACCCAAATAATTTTTCTAATTCATTAATATTATAATTATTAATATCTAAATCTAAACTCATAATTTATATAAATATACTATATATTTTTAACTGTATTATATTATATTATATTATTAATTAATAAACTTACTATTTTAACTATATGGGATCGTATATAATACCAATGTTTCCCAATAATTATGGCAATGTTGCTTACATAAAACAAATAGAATCTAGAATCTTGGAAACAGAAAAAAACTTGACACAAATGAAGATAAAATTAGAAAATGCTATTTATAAATTTATTGAAGGTAGCAAAATTGAACAAAAATATTGTGAATTAATTAATAATGTTGATGTACAAAAAATTGTTGGGTGGTATTACCAATTTTCTTTAGGAAAAATTGATAATTTAGTACATGAATTAAATATTGATGAATATAAACGATTATCTAAAGTATTATATGAATTGAGAGAAAATAAAAACATAGATCATTACGATTGTAATGATAAAAATATATCATGTTATGAAAAATTTAGAATAAATATTGTGCGTTCATTAGAAGCTTTAATGAAAGCAATAGATATATATTTAAAATTAAAAGGTTTGGAATTACAGGTAATATGCGATTTAATATATAAAGAAGTATATTTTGATATATCGAAATTAATAAAAAGATTAAATGAATTGAAAAAAAAAGCAAAGGGTTTTTTTAATAATATTACATTAGAATTACCATTATTAGAAATTAAACCCGAATATGAAATATATATTAAAAAGTACGGTTATCCGTGTGGTGGTATTTTTGAAGCAGATAAATTAGCCGAAATTTTAATGTTTTTGAATAATAATATCGAATATTGTTATAATCATGAATTAGATGATGATTTTTCTAGTAACGTTAATGTTAGCGTTATCGAGGATGTAAATGTTACTGTTGTTGAAAATGTTACTGTTGTAGTTAATAACACATGTAGTGGAACAGGCACAGGTACAGGTACAGGTACCGGTACAGGAACAGGTACAGGTACAGGAACAGGTACAGGAACAGGTACAGGAACAGGTACAGGAACAGGTACAGGTACATGTAGTGGAACAGGCACAGGTACATGTAGTGGAACAGGCACAGGTACAGGTACAGGCACATGTAGTGGAACAGGCACAGGTACAGGCACAGGCACAGGTACATGTAGTGGAACAGGCACAGGAACAGGCACATGTAGTGGAACAGGCACAGGAACAGGTAATCATAATTTTACATCGACAAATTATTATGTTATAGATGATAATGTAATTAAAACTAAAAATAATGGTAATAATTTATTTGTTTTTCAAGAAACGTTATTTACAAAGGATAATTCTAATTATATAGTATACAATTGTAGTTCAACAACGCAAATACAAATAAGTTTTTCAAATAGTTTAGGAATTCTACGAAATATATTTAATAATTTATATATTTCACCACGTCAAGTTGGGTCGTCAATATTGAATTTACCAACAAATTCAATGGTATCATTTTATAAAATTACTGATACGCTTGGTAACATTTCAATATATGCGATAGTTTCATAATCCTAATAGTGATAGCGACGGCATTTAAATTATTTTTTAAATTATTAAAAATAATTTAAAAATTTGAATAAATTTAATTCGTTTAAAATAGTATAATGGCTCCCAACCCTACTCCTCTTCCTGACCCAACTGCTCCTGCTTTGAAGTCGTTCATTTCAGGTAAAACCATTGAGGTTTCACCTAGTCCGCTTTATTTAGGAAAAAATACCACGGTTATTGATAGCACCGATGGATTTCAAACAACTCTCCCAGTTACAACAACAGATTTGATGTATGCTAGTGCTTACCGTGTTGCATCAGGATCAGCATATGATTATTTTAAATCTGACAATTTCAAAATTAATAGTTTAGGTGCAATTACAAGTAACGGTACAATTACATCTACAGCCACTGGTGCAAATTCTTTAGCCGGTTCTCTTAGTGTTGCTTCCGCACTAACAGCTGGTTCTCTTTCTACGGCTGGTGCATTAAATGCTGGTTCAGCTAGTGTTACAGGTGCGCTATCATCTGGTTCTATTAGTTCAGGTGCTATTACATCAAGTGCAACAATAACTGCTAACAATTTAAAAATAAATAGTGCAAATTTACAAATTGATAGCACAAGTGCTACAAATAGTATTACTCTTAATGGTGCATTAAAAGTAAATGCACTAGCAACAGGAGCTAATGTATTTAAACTGGATAGTACAACTGGTGAAATTCAAACTTATGGTAATATTTTAACAACTGGTACTGGAAATGTTACAGCTGGTGGTTCTCTAAATGCACCAGCGCTCAACATTGGTAGTGGTTTTAAAGTTGATAGTTATGGTGCTTTAGTTGTAAAAGATAGTGCCGATAATACCAAAACGCTTTACAGTTTTGATAAGAATGGTAATTTTTCAACTAGTGGTTCTTTGACTGCTCCAGGAACCGCAACTTTAGCTGCAGGTAAATTTGTTGTTGATGGTACTTCCGGTAATTTGACAACACAAGGCATAACGACATCAGGTAATGTAGCCGTTACAGGAAATTTAAAAACAACAGGAGTTGTAAATATTGGAGGAACTGATGCATTACCTTCTATTCAATTATCCAACAATGGAACATCTTATTTCACAAAATCCGTTCAAATTGGTGATGCTAGTAATCAAAAATCCATTTTAAATGCTGATGGTACCGCTAGTTTTGCTACTGGTAATTTTACTGTAGCTTCAACTGGTGCTGTTGTTACTAAAGGAACCGCATCTTTTGGAAACAATGCAATTGCATTAGGATATAATGCAGGTGCTATGCCTGCCAATGCTAAAGTTTCCATAGATTCAGATGGTAATGTTGCTACTGCTGGTACATTAGCTGTTGCAGGAAATTCAACATTAACAGGCACATTAAGTGTTGCTGGTAACAATTTAACAGTAAATGCACTAGGTGACCTTGCTACTAAAGGTGGATTATCTGTTTCTGATGGTAAATTAACAGTCAATACAAATGGTAATGTTGTTGCTTCTGGTACTTTACAAGCTGCAACTAATAAATTTACTGTTAATGCTAATGGTGACGTTTCTACATCCGGAAAATTAGCTGTTACAGGAGATTCCGCTTTAACTGGTAAACTAGATGTTACTGGTAATTCAACATTTGCAGGCACATTAGCAGCCACAGGAGCTGTTACAGCTGGTTCAACGTTAAGAGTTACTGGTGATTCAACCCTATCAAGTAAATTAGCAGTTACAGGTGACCTAGCTGTAAACACCGATAAATTTACTGTTAATGCTGCAGCTGGTCACGTTTCTACAACCGGAAATTTAACTGTTGCAGGTAACGCAAATTTCTCTGGAAATCAAATCCAATTAAATACTGATGGTTCAATATTCGCTAAGAATCACTTTAAAACAGATTTCGCTGTCACTAACTATGTTAAATCTGCTGCTGCGGATGATTTGACAACCGCAAATGTCCCAGCTCTAAATTCACCCGCAGACCAAGCTTTATTTAATTCCACTACAAACAAACATTTAACTACACAAGAATATGTCGATAGAGCCGTATTCAAACAAGCAGCACGTTTAAATTTGATCACAAAAGATATAGACACCAATCTAGCAACTTTCAACAATTTTTCGAAAGTGTTGGCTTCAATTGAAGGATCAAGTGCTGCCACCATAATGAATGGTTTAGTAGATAGTGTAGATGATATTAAAGTATCTGTATCAGACCTTATGGGTGGTGGTTATAACTCAATCGTAATAAGTTGTGTTCCTAGTGTATGGGGTGATGCTGCTGCACCTGAACCAATCCCTACACCAATCAGTGACCTTTACAAAGAAGATGGTTGGTTTTACAGTAATTTAGCAATAGATAGCAGTAGTAATAATAGTAAAATAAATTGGTATTTACCAGCTTACAGTGGTATGAAAATGAAAGATATTATGAATTTGTTTATGAATAACTTTTTACTTTCTACAGTTAAATTACCTAAGATTACCATTTATACCGCTCCGAAAAACGATAATACAGATACTATATCTGGTATATATAACGCTAAAATTGAATATAATTTCAACGCAGTACTACCTACTGCAGGAACAGCACAAAGATCCGCTTTATATATTATTGATTCTCCTAAGAATGTTTACAGTGATAAATCAAATGATATAAAATCAGGTTATTCAATAACTACACGAGGTGGGTCAGCACCAGTAACAACTCCTATTACACTATCTACAATATTTTCAAATAGTTTTGATACTAGTAAAGTTTCAAGTGAAGATAGAATCTTGACATTTGCTATAGAAACAAATGAAAGTAGTAATAAAGATTACATGTTTATTTTACAAAATTTCAATATTTCCACAAAAACCGGTACTACACAAATGTTATTTCAAAATGTTTCAGTTGTTAATGATTATTTATTTAAATATTTCTTTAGACAACATCCTGATTTTTCGGATGCTTCGACAGCTAAGAATAATGAGGTGGATAAAAACACTTATGGTGGTTATGTATCAAATATTTTAAATAACTCTCTTGTAAATGTTCCATCTAGTAGTATTGTATCACCTCAAAGTCACATTGTAAATATTAAATCTTTAACCCTTGATGGTAAATCAATTACTTACGACAACCAAACATTAATCTTTGATTCAAATGCAATAAATAATCCATTAACATTGGTTTGTGATTTAGAAAATAACAACGATAATCTTACAATCAAAAATGGTCTTAATACCGTAGTTGATGCTAAAGGTGATTTCACTGGAACAGTAAATTTGGTAACAGGTGATAATAATTTTATTGTAACTGTAAAAGATGCAGTAAATGACCATAGTACATTAACTCATTTTAATGCACATGTTAAAAGTAGTGATGCAAGAATAGATACAATTAAGATAGATGGAACTGCTGTTTTAGTTGGTTCAACAAAAAATATTTTAACAGGCACAACTTCTGTTAATGTTGTTGTAACGCCAAAATCATTACTAGCAACTGTTCAAGTTTTAGGGGCTACCGGATTAGTTACTGGTAACAATACTATTACTATTAAAGTAACTGCAGAAGATGGTACTACTACCACAACTAATACTATTACTGCGCATGTTCTATCAAATGATACAAGTTTAACTACATTTACCATGAATGGTGATATGATTTTAGATGGGTCATTAAGAAATTTACCTGCAGGCACAACCTCCGTTAGTGTTGTTGCAGTACCTACTGCACAAGCATCCGGTGCAGTAGCTGTAATTTCAGGAAATACTGGACTAGTTGAAGGTGATAACAATGTAAATGTAAAAGTTACAGCAGAAAATGGTGCAATTAGAAATTACACTTTCAATGCATATGTTCAAAACAATACTGGTGGAATGGCTTCAATGACATTAAATGGTACTAATGTAAATATAGCTTCTTCACAATTCACAATGACATCTGCCACAACAAATGTTAATGTAGCGGTAACCCCTAATTCGAGTAAATCTAGTGTTCTAGTCACAGGTGCAAGTAATTTACAAGTAGGTGCAAATACTATGACTATTAAAGTTACTACAGAACAAGGTGTTTCACAAACATATACTTATACATTATATAGACAATCAGGTGATGCAATTATAAGTTCTGCATACATTAATAGTCAATTGGTATCTTTTGATAGTAATAACAATGCATCCATTAGTTTAATCAATAGTGTTCCAGTTTCTTCACTTATCCTTAATGCAACTGCTCATGATGCAAAAGCAACTCTTACCCATTCATTAAATGGTGTTGATTTAGTTGTATTAACTTCAAATACAAATAAAACCGTTACAGGTCTATTAGCTGGTGATAATACATTGACTATTACAGATACAGCAGAAGATACAATTGTTTTTAAAACATATGTCATCACTATTCATAATCTTGCTAATAATGCCGATTTAACTGCATTGACCGCAAATTATAGCGATTATCCTCAAGTCAATCTTATTTCTACTCCAAGTTTTACTATTGGAAATGGATTAGGAGCATCTGTTGATGTTACTATTAATGCTACAACTGCAGATTCGCATGCAAGTGTTGCTATTGATGGAGTTGCAGGTTCTACTAAGACAATTACTGCTACAGCTGGAAGTACTTACAATGTAGAAGTTATAGTAACCGCAGGTGATGGAATGACCAAAAGAACATACAATGTTTCGTTTACAATGCCTTCACTAAAATCAGGTGATAATAGTTTATCTGTGTTTAAATATAATACCAGTGAAATACCAGATTTTAATATTGATAATGATGATGTAATAGTTAATTTGGATAAAACAAATCATCATATTACAATTTATAAAACAAAGCAATCCCCCATCAATTTCGTAGCAATACCAAATGATAACACAACAGCGACAATTACATATACAATACCTTATGGTGATAGAGTTGAAGTTTTCGAGCTTAAAAACAATAGTATGCCTTTAGATACTACTCTTGACGAATATTATAAGTTTAGTTATCTAGGTAAACATGGTTCGTCTAATATTATTACCATTGAAATAACATCTGAAAATGGAAATAAAAATACATATTCTATAACTGTAAATGTTGCTAGTCTAACAACAGTAGCACCTTATTTAACTAGTCAAAGTTATATAGATTACGTTAATGCAAACAGTTTAGATAATTACTTTGTTGATACAGCTGTTATATTTGGTAGTAGCAATAATTTATACATGGTTACATTAATATCAAATAACACTTTTCCTTTAAATAATCAGTTAGAGAACGGCGGATTATCTTATAGTTTTGACACTAGAGATGTAAAGGTATTAATATACAATGGTTCAACATGGAGACATTCTTCTTACAAAAGTGAGTCTATTAAATATGGGATGCCTTTTGGTTCAGGCAAAATCTTATACACTAGATATTCTTCAATTGGTTTTTATCCAATATATAATAATGATACTACTATAACATTTGCTGGTATATGCTCGTCGATGTATCAGATTAATAATTCGTCAGGACTTCCTATCTTTACTAGTCCTTTTATATCATCAGTATATACTAGTTTTATACAACAATTCAATGAACCAGTATTTTATAGATTTTTGCCTACAGATACAAGAATAGATTATTCACCAATCAATCCATACAATGGTAAAATTGCACTAGCAAATTATTCTTCTATGTATCAATACTTGAAACTAATATATAATTTTGTTACTAGTACTAGATTCACACCAGCATATTATTTTGATTACAATTATCATGATAATGATGATGGACTTGTTACCAAGGGAAAGTTTATGGTAATTATTAATCAAGTCTATAATTTTCGCAATACTTTAATGCTTATAAAAGCTTATGAAAGCGACGGAACTACAGAGGTAAATATCGATAATATAACATTTACAAATGTTGCTTTGGTAGATAATAATACAAAAATAGAATTTACAACTACTACAGGCGACAAGTATGTAAATATGAGCAATGATCCAAATCCAGCTCCATTAATTGGTGGATATTACAACATTAAAAAGGTTGCAGTGTAAGCAGTTCCAGCTATTACAACTTTTCAAATAGGTACTTTTCAAATAGGTAATCAAACTATTTCATCAGTAAATGGTGTGGACTATAATTGGAATATTGATAATCCAATGTATTGCGATCTAATATTGTATATTACTACGACAGATACCTCTAATTTGTCAATAACAACAACCGCACCAGGTTCTACTATTGATAATGTAAGTTTTATTAATAACGTTCAAACTTATTGGTTGACACAAAACTATCCGAATGGTAATATTGGTGTGTATACTATAACATTATCTAAAAATGGTGTTAATAAAATATACAATTTACATGTTACTAATTCATATTAGAAACTATATACTAAAAACTATATACACTAAAAACTATATATGCTAAAAACTATATACTAAATATTTTAATATTTTCAATTTCATACATTAAAAATATTAAACCAAAACACACAGACCCCTCAAAAAACTCTAAGAAACGGTTACATATAAAATTAAATAACCTGCTTTATTCATAGAAGGAGTAAATGTTGCTAGTGAACTAGCAGGTGAGCAAATCACTCACGCTTCATTTCATGCATATACACTAATTATAAAACATTTACCCAATCCAACCCAAACATATTAAATTTTAGGGATATGACGCGATATTTTACAAAAACAAGAATAAAAACTCCAGAAAAATAAAATAAAATTGATTCGTTTGTTGAATATTAACCAAAATTAACGCATACAACAAATCGAAATAAATAACAATAAAATTATTATTATTAATAATAAACAATCTAAATATATCTTATAATAATAAGGAAGACATAAAGTATATAGTAATTATTTAATTTCTAGTACTTAAAAACACCATGTCGAATAATGCTTTAACTACCACTACAAATATTAATAATAAACAGGTTGCTTTGAAAAATTATTCTAAAATTATTGGTGTCCAGTTTAGTATGTTATCACCAGATGAAATTAGAAAAGGTTCAGTTGCCGAAATTACCAGCAGAGATACATACATAAACAACAAACCAGTGATTGGTGGTTTATTTGATCCTCGAATGGGTGTCTTAGAACCTGGCTTAATTTGTCCTACAGATGGTTTAGATTACATGCAAACACCTGGTTATTTTGGACATATTGAATTGGCTAGACCCGTGTTTTATATTCAATATTTAAGTACAATTCTGAAAGTGCTGAGATGTGTTTGTTTTAAATGCAGTAAGCTTTTAGTAAGCAAACAAAAATACAAACAAGCATTGAAATTAATGGGAGAAGCAAGATGGAAATATGTTTTTGCGTTGGCCAGTAAAATTAGACGTTGTGGTGAAGATACGGAAGATGGTTGTGGATGTTTGCAACCAAACAAAATTCGTAAAGAAGGTTTGTCCAGTATTTTCGCCGAATGGAAAAATGATGGTAATGAAGAAACAGATGAAAATATTATCATCAAATTGATTCCTGAATTGGTTTTGAAAATATTTAAAAGAATATCAGATGAAGATGTTTCATTTATGGGTTTCAGTCCTATTTGGTCGCGTCCAGATTGGATGGTTTGTCAAGTCATGGCAGTTCCACCACCAGCTGTTCGTCCATCTGTTAAGCATGACGCCCAACAAAGAAGTGAAGATGATCTTAGTCATATTTTGGTGAATATTATTAAAACGAACAAAACATTGCAGGATAAAATTCAAAATAATGCGCCTTCAAATGTGATTGATGATTGGACAACTGTCTTGCAATATTATATTGCTACACAGGTTGATAATAAAATACCGGGTGTTGCTTCTGTTGCACAACGTTCTGGTAGGCCTTTGAAATCAATCAAAGATCGTTTGAATGGAAAAGGTGGTCGTATGAGGGGCAATTTAATGGCGAAAAGAGTAGATTTTAGTGCTCGTTCCGTTATTACTGCGGATCCGAATATCTCGATTCGAGAATTGGGTATTCCAATGAAGATTGCCAAGAATATTACCAAGCCAGTTGTCGTGAATAGTTCAAACAAGGCGTTTTTGACGAAATTGGTTCGAAATGGTCCAGAGGTGCATCCAGGTGCAAAAATTCTGGAGAAAAAGAACGGTGATTCAATTACGTTGCGATATATTGATAGAGCTTCTATTGTTTTAGAAGATGGTGATGTAGTCCATCGTCATATGATGGATGGCGATCCAATCCTATTCAATAGACAACCAACATTACACAGAATGAGTATGATGTGTCATATCGCGCGAATTATGAAACGCGGTGATACATTTAGAATGAACGTAGCTGATAGACTTGGTGTTAGCAACAGGGAGCGTTAAAAGCGTGTTACTCCCTAGTTTATATTTTGAAAAAGATATAAGCGAGACCCCTTGATGCGGGAAGTCCCTTAGAGCCTTTACTACCACTCACATATGGGAAACCTTCGTGAGGATCTCGGTTAATAGCCGAACCCGATGGTAAGAATGTAAAGGATTGGGTAATCCGCAGTGTTACTTCCTAATGTCGTCATGACTAGACTATGGAAGGCATTCAGAGACTGAACGGGGGTCCGTCAATAATGATAGGATAGTCACCTAGAATTGATGTAAGATACAGTCCAGCCTTACCAGAAATGGTAAGGATTGTATTTAGACCAAACCATACAATGCCGACTTCGATGGGGATAAACAAATGACTGCATATATCATCTTGTCCTCAACAGGTGACCGCTTGTTAAGTTGTAGATAATACTTAATAAGGAAAACGTTGTAATATCTACTAATTCATATTAGAATTAATATAATCACCTAGTCATTTAAATATAAAAGAATATAAATGTTTCTTGCTTTATATATAATGGATGATTTATTAGAAAAAGAAGATTCGCATAAAATTATTGGTGAAATATATAAAATAACAAATTTATTAACAAATAAAATGTATGTTGGACAAACTAGAAGTCATTATCTAAATAGAGGAAAATATAGACCATTTGGACATATTGGAAGATTTAAAAAACATTTAAATGAAGCAAGTAGAATTAATAATAAATGTTCTTGTAGTTATTTAAATAGCACAATTAATAAATATGGTGCTGAAAATTTTAAATGTGAATTAATTATGAATTGTGAAATTGAACAATTGGATAATTATGAACGAAAATACATTTACGAATTAAATACAAAATTTCCAAATGGATATAATTTAACAAACGGTGGTCAAAACTGTGGTTTTGAAAAAGGGAAAAAAATTGTTTTGAAAGAAGTTTTTAAACCAAAAATAGATTTGTCGCTAAATCCAAATCTAAAACGAAGTGAAAAAACAAAACAATTAATTTCTAAACGTTTGAAAGATTATAAAAGTAATCCAAAAGTTAGAAAAGAAGATATGAAGAGAGTCCAAAAACAACATTTAGTTAATAGATTTGAAAAATATAAAGATATTAATATTGATGCTAATAACATTGATAAATATATTTCAACCATAAAAAATAACATATTGGGTTATGAATATGTTGTAATAAAATTTAATAAAATGCGAAGTACTTTTATAGGAAAATATGAAACAATAGAAGAGATAAAAAATAGAGCAAGACAATTTATATTAGATATATTAGAATGGCAACGCATCCAAACTGCTGGAACGTCCTTAGAGCCTTCACTACCACTCACATATGGAAACATTCGTGAGGAACTCGTTTAATTGACGACTCCAAAGGTAAAAACGTGAATGGATTGGATAATCAGCAACCAAGCCCCTAACCTCGCTAATGGTAAGAGTATGGGGAAGGCTCAGAGACTAGATGTTTGCGGGTTTCAAATGATAACTTGACCGGTTTGATGAAGCTCAAGGTATAGTCCAATCCTTACGAGAAATCGTAAGGCATTTCCGTTGGAGATGAATTTGCACATGGCCCAGGATGTTGAATCCGAATCCGAATTAAGGAATTTGGCAGCCGTGCCATACCAACTAATTAGTCCAGCCAACAACTCGGCGATTATTGGTATATTCCAGGATTCAATGTTGGGTTGTTTCAGATTTACACGAGAAAATGTCAATTTTACAGCAAGAGATGCTATGAACTTATTAATGATGTTTAATCGTGTAAATGAAAAAGCCCTTTTTGAGAAGGGAAAAGACAAAAAAATATCAAGTTTTGAAATATTATCACAAATCATGCCCCCAATGTCGATCCAATACAAGACAAAGAGATTTGGCGATAATGATGATTTCACAAAATCAAATCAAGTGATTGAAATTAAAAACGGAAAATACATTCGAGGTCAGTTAGATAAGAGCACATTGGGTGCAGGTACAAAAGGTCTTATTCAAAGAACATGTAATGATTTTGGAAACATGACAGCCTCTGATTTCATCGATGATTTACAAAATATTGTAACAGAATACATGAAATCGAGTGCTTATAGTGTAGGAATCAGTGATTTAATTTCAGATAATAAAACAAATCAATCCATTATTCAAGTCATTACAGAAAAGAAAAAAGATGTAAAAAAATTGATAGACCAAACACAAATCGGTATATTTGAAAATAACACAGGAAAAACAAATCAAGAAGAATTCGAAACCCAAGTAAATAATATTCTGAATCAAGCATCAGCCGAAGCAGGTAAAATTGGTTTAAAGAGTTTAAACAAAGATAATCGTTTTGTTATTATGGAAAATGCGGGTTCAAAAGGTAGTGAGCTCAACATCGCACAAATGATTTCATGTTTGGGACAACAAAACGTAGATGGTAAGCGTATTCCATATGGTTTTGAACAAAGAACTTTGCCACATTTCACCAAATTCGACGATTCACCATTAGCAAGAGGATTTGTTGAAAGTTCATATATCAATGGTCTTTCACCACAAGAATTATTCTTCCATGCAATGGGTGGTAGAGTTGGTTTGATTGATACCGCGGTAAAATCAGTAACATGGGAAACACCTATTGTAATTATTGAAAATAAACAAGCGAAATATATTGAAATTGGAAAATGGATAGATCAACAATTAGAAGAAAATCCTAGAGAAATTCAACATTTCACAGAAAGACAAATGGAATTATTAAATATTAACGAAGGAGATGTATTTATTCCAACTACCGATGAAAATGGAATTGTAACATGGGGTGAAATAACAGCAATTACAAGACATGATCCTGGAACTGAATTATATGAAATAAAGACAAAAAGTGGCAGAAATGTTATTGTTACAGAAAGTAAATCATTATTAATTTGGAATCCTGAAACAAAAAAATTGAAAGAAATGCCTACTCCTGAAATAAAAGTAGGTGACCGCGTTCCAGTAACCAACATGTTATGCGAACCTCCTATTTTATTAAACGAGGTAAATATGCAAAATTATTTATCAAAAACAGGGTATGTTTATGGTACCGATTTTAATATTGCATTGAACAAAATGAAGGAAGATATGACAAACAAACAAAAAATACAAGCTGGATGGTGGGAAAAAAATAATGGTATTATATTTACTCTTCCATATTCAAAAAAATCATCCCTACAACGAACAAATATCCGTTCCAATATAAATGTTATTAAAGATGGTTACATTTATCCTTATCATGCTGTTAGAAAGAATACTTTATTCAAAGAAACATTTGAATTAAACGAAGAAAACGGAATTTTCATCGGTTTGTTTTTAGCAGAAGGGAATGCAAGTAAAACAACAGTAACAATTACAAATCTAAATGAAAATATAAAAGATTTTGTAAAACATTGGTTTGATAAACATAATATAGAATGGACTGAAAGAGAAAGAATAAATAAAATTGGTGGAAAAACAAATACTATTCTTGGAAACTGTGCTTTATTATCCACATTTTTGAAAAAATGGCTAGGACATAAAGCAGAAAATAAATATGTTCCAAGTGAAGCATTTATTGCTAATGAAAATTTTATCAAGGGTTTATTAAACGGTTACTATTCAGGAGATGGATCTATTTCAAAAAATTCGATTGATGTTGGCTCCGCATCCAAACGTTTAATTGAAGGAATAAGTATGTTATGTTCTAGATTTGGAATTTTCGGAAAAGTTTCCATGTCTCAATTAAAACAAAATAACTTGGGAACCAAAAATATCAAACCAACATATAGATTCGCAATTCGTGCGCAATATGGAAAAATATTCGCAGAAAAAATAACATTATTGGAGAACAACAAAAATGAAAAACTGAAACGTATAGTTTGGAAAAATAATTCTAAATTATTTCAAACTTACAATGATGTATTATTAGATGAAATTACAGAAATTAATATTATTGGTGTAGAAAAACATCCAAAAGTGTATGATTTAACTATACCATCTACATTAAATTTTGGATTAGCAAATGGTCTTCAGGTAAGAGATACTTCGACAACCGGATATATCCAAAGAAGAATCATCAAAGGGTTGGAAGATCTCATGGTAAATTATGATATGACTCTTCGTACAAACAAGGGTAAAATCGTACAATTTACCTATGGTGATGATGGTATTGATGCTGTTAAAATAGAAAACCAACAAATTCCAATTGTTGGAATGAGTATCCAAGAAATTTATGCTCATTATAATTTACCTGATGAATCAGCAAAAGCAAAAATAATTGGAAAAATCCTAATCAAAAACACATATACCAGATATAAAAAACAACAAGAGGCACTCAATAAAAAGAACAAAGAATACACTGAAAACATGATTCAGTTGAGAAATGACATAATTCAATATGTATTCAAACATAAGGGTGATAACGTCGTAAATTGTCCAGTTGCATTTGCATATATTATTAATAATATTCAAGGACAACAAAATATTCAATCCAATTCATTGGTTGATATTACACCATTGGAAGTATATGAAATGATTGAGCAAAACTATGAATTTATGGAACAAAATATGTATGTAAAACCGACAAAATTATTCAAGGCTTTGTATAATTATTATTTATCACCAAAAGATTTGTTATTTGTCAAGCGTTTCAATCGCTCAGCATTGACTATTTTATTGGAGACTATTTCACTAAGTTATAAACGATCCATAGTTGCACCTGGTGAAATGGTGGGAATGATTGCAGCACAAAGTATTGGCGAGGTCTCAACCCAGATGAGTGAAACTGGTAACACACAGCACAAAATTATTTGCAGGAATAAGCTCACAAATGAAATTTCATTAAAATCGATCATTGTTGGAGAATTTTGCGATGATATTATCATGAAAAACCCAGATATGACATTTAACACTGGACACGAAAATAGTGTTGAAACTTTATTAAACAATCTCGACGATGAATATTATATTGTAGGTGTTTCAGAAGACGAGAAAACTAGTTGGAATAAAATTTCACATATTAGCAGACATCCAGTAAATGGTGAAATGATGAAAGTAACTACAAGAAGTGGTAGAACAGTTGAAACAACAACAAGTCACTCACATTTAGTCCGCGGTGAAAATCATAAAGTTGTTCCTATTGTAGGTGCAAATATGAAAGAGGGAATGAGAATTCCCGTATCCAGCCACATTGATGATAGTTTTATAAAAGATACAATTGAAATAAACAACCAAACATACAAACTCGATCATTTATTTGGATGGTTTGTTGGTGCATATTTAGCTGAAGGTAATTTAAATAAAAATTCGATTGCAATTACTAATATTTCAGAACATTATATTGAAAATACAAAGAAATTTGCAGAGCGATTTGGAAAAGAGTGTAATGTAAGAAAATATCAAGGTGAATATGGAAAAGGTGTTACAACAAAATTTAATTCAAAAGAAATCGCAGAATTATTATTAACAACATGTGACACTGGAAGCTTTGTAAAACGTGTTCCTGATTTTGCTTTTACTGCACCACAAGAATTCAAAGCAGGTTTATTTCAAGGATATTTCGATGGCGATGGTAATTTTAATTGTGATAAAAATCATCATGAAATTCGTTGTTGCAGTAGAAGCGAACAATTAATAAAAGATTTAGCATTAATATTAAATTATTTTAATATCTTTGGAGTTTTAAAAGAAAATACTAGATTTGATAAACCACTATATCATTTAAATATTAGTCCAAAATATTCAAAGATTTACAAAGAAAAAATAGGTACAGTTTTACACCAAGAAAAATTAGATAATTTAATAGAATACATTGAAAGAAACGACGCAGTATTTGTAGCAGAACAAATTGATAAAATTAATGGATTGGAAGAAATAGTAGCACATTGTGGTAAAATATTACAACTTCCAGGACAAAGCAGAATTTACGGACATTATAAAAGAAAAAATATTAAAAGCATTGGTCGTAGAACTTTGGAAAAATATTATCAAACTTTCAAGGCACATGAAAAAGCTAATTTAATAGAAAACGAACTTTGTATTCTTAAACAAGCAATAACATCAAATGTCGTGTGGGACGAGATTACTAAAATAGAATATTATAGACCAGATCAACAAAACTTCGTATATGATTTTACTGTTCCAGGTAATCAAACTTTTATGACTGATTATGGTGTCATTGTACATAATACGTTAAATTCAGTTACATATGAAACCGATATTATCGTAAGGAATAAATCAGGAGAAATTAAAAAAGTGCAAATTGGAGAATTTATAGAAAATAAAATTAACATAGCAAAAAAACTAGAATATTATAAAGACAAAGACACCACTTATGCTGAACTAGAAGATTATTATGAAATTCCTTCATGCGATGAAGATGGAAATATTTTATGGAAACAAATCGAAGCGGTTACAAAACATCCAGTCATAAACAAAGATGGAACAAATACAATGTTAAAAATAACAACCCATGAAGAACGTGAAGTAATAGCCACCAAAGCCAAGTCGTTTTTAAAATTGATCAATGGTAAAATTACTGCAATTGATGGAGATTCATTAAAAGTAGGTGATTATTTACCAGTTTCTAACTTACCAATCGATTTTACTGAAAACAGAACACTAGAATTACGCGATAATATTCTTTGTCCATCCAAATATATTTATGCATCCGAAGTTGAAAAAGCAAAATTAGTAATGAATGAACGTAATTGGTGGTCAAATCATCAGGGTGTTACATTTAGACTTCCATATGCTAGAAGTGATAGTTTTGTAGCAAAAGTAAGTGATAAATTACGAAATGGATGCAAGTCAAAGACATGTTTTACTAGTGGTTGTGTTTATACAAAACAAACCAATATGAATAACTATACTATTCCAGAAACAATTCAATTAGATTATAATTTCGGTTATTTATTAGGTGCTTATTCAGCAGAAGGATGCATGACAAAAACACAAATATCAATCTCAAATAATGATATTGAATATTTTGAACCAATTTTGAAATTATGTGCTGATTGGAATATTACAACAAAAATATACAAAAATGAAAATAAAAATAAAGAAGGATGGACTAGTCAAGATTTGAGAATTTATAATACAGTTTTATGTCATATTTTGGAAAATTTATGCGGTAAATTAAGTCATAATAAATTTGTTTCAGATAAGATAATATTTTCAAATAAAGAATGTTTGTTGGGATTTTTGGATGCTTATATTGGCGGGGATGGTTCGGTAAAAACAAAAGAAAAAATAATTACTATGTCATCTGTATCTAAAAATCTGTTAATAGACGTTCAACAAATATTGAATATATTAAACACATACAGTTATATTACAAAATATAAGAAGCAAGAAACCAACAATCGTGGTAGTAAAAATATTAAACAGTTATATAATTTATTTATAACTGGATCACAAATACATACATTGGCGTCTATGTTAAATATTAAAATAAAATACAAACAAGAGAATCTAAAACAGTTATTAAATCATGATTATAAATATAATATACATAAAAATGCTACTATTATTCCAAATGAAATTGATGGTAAAATGGTATTTCAAAAAAGGGATGACATGTATTCTGGTGTCATATTTGATAAAATTAAAACTATTGAAGAAGTATCGAATACGACAAATTATGCTTATGATCTCACCGTAGCAGATACTAGAAACTTTAACACTTACAATGGTCTCGCGATCGTAGACACTTTTCATTTCGCAGGAGTTTCTTCTAAATCCAATGTAACTCGTGGTGTTCCAAGAATCGAAGAAATTCTGTCATTATCGAGCGAACCAAAGAACCCTTCACTCACCGTTTATTTGAACCGAGAAGATGAAGCAGACAAGGAAAAAGCAAGTGCAATTATGTACATGATAGAACATACCAAATTAGAAGAAATAGTTGAATCCGTTGAAATATGTTTTGATCCAGATGATTTAAATACTTTAATCAACGAAGACAAAGCAACAGTAGAACAATATAGAAAATTCGAGTCCATGATGGATGAATGTAATAACGTCTCTTTGATGGATGACACCAACGAAAAATCCAAATGGATTGTTAGAATGACAATGGATCCAAATGTAATGTTGGAGAAGAATATTACCATGGATGATGTTAATTTCACATTAAAAAATAGTTATGGTGATGAAATCAATTGTATATATTCAGACTACAACGACGATAAATTGATATTCAGAATTCGTATGAATAATGTATTGAAACAAGGTGCTAAGGGTAAAAAATCAGCAAATCCATTAGACCAATCGGATCACATTTATATACTGAAAAACTTCCAAGATCAATTATTACAGAACATAGTGTTACGTGGTATTAAAGGAATCAACAAAGTAATATTACGAAAGATCAAAGATAATGTGGTGGAGAACTCTGGTGTTTATAAAAAACAAGATATATGGGTTTTGGATACTGTAGGTACAAATATGATGGATATTTTAGCATTGGACTACATTGATCCAACACGTACATTTAGTAATGATATTGTAGAAATATTCCATGTGTTAGGTATCGAAGCGGCAAGACAAGCCATTTATAATGAAATCGTAGATGTCATAGAATTTGATGGTACATATATTAATTCACACCATTTCAGTGTATTATGTGATAGAATGACTGCTACAAGTAAAATGATATCAATCTTTAGACATGGTATCAACAATGATAATATTGGTCCAATTGCAAAAGCATCATTTGAAGAGACACCAGAGATGTTTTTGAAAGCGGCAAAACACGCCGAGTTGGATACAATGAAAGGTATTTCTGCGAATGTCATGATGGGTCAAGAAGGGTTTTATGGTACAAGTGTTTTTCAAGTTGTTTTGGATTTGGATGAAATGATGAAGTTAGAAGAGAATATGAAATATGAACAAACGGAAGATGATAAAATGATAGAAGAAGCATTTGGAGAAATAGAAGAGCCAGGAGATTCATGTAGTACAAAGAATCTAACAGTACAAAATAATGTGGTAAGTATAAAATATACAGATATGGGTGGGGACAATGATTACAACCCAGGATTCATGTAAATAGCTGACCTGACCTGACCTTTAAAAATATTATATAAAAAATATAAAGACCTATTATGGTGTAAATATAACCAATACATAATGCAAATATACACACAATCACAACCACATATAAAACCACAAAAATTAAAAATAACAAATTTATTATTATTTATATCGTTCATTTTTTTTATGATAAATTCTAAAAAAAATATTCATGAAGTTTTATTGGGCTTATGTTTAATCGGATCAATTATAATGTCACAATTGTTTTGGAATAACCCAACAAAATATTCAACAATTCATAAAGTAGATGCAATAGTCGCCAAATTTTCTATTAGTTATTTTATAATTTATACGCTATTGTTTAAAAAATTACAAATGTCATGGGTTTTGTTTTATTCTTATATAATTAGTTTATTTGGTATATTTTTCTCATTTTATATGAGCAATTACTATTCATCAAGAGAATGGTGTTGTTCAAATCACATATATTGCCATGGAATATTACACATTTGTTGTTTTATAGCTTCCATTTACGCATTTTTATAACATATTTTTATATTCATGTATAATATAAAAATATGAATTTGTGCAAGTACAAAAATATATTAGGAGTACCTGGAAAAGGGGTTCATTCTTATAAAATATTCAATATTTCAATTGTAGATGTAATTCTTACACTAATAGTTGCTTATATAATATCTTATATATTCAAAAAGTCATTTTTTTGGGTTAGTGTTATACTATTTGTATTAGGAATAATTTTGCATAGATTGTTTTGTGTTAGAACAACAGTCGATAAATTGTTGTTCCCTCATGCAGAGTAACGCAAAATCGCAAAAAAATACCGTAATACATAACCTTACTCTTCTGCTATAATTAACATTGATTTTCTTTCAACTGCATCAGTTTTTTTCTCAGTATGTTGTCTTCTATTTACAACTTTTTTAATATAATTTTTTTTTGTTCCAGTCGCCTTTTTTCTAAGAGCATTCACATTTTTTGGCGCGGTTACTTCGATAGATTTAGATGAGGATGCGGATATATTTTCCTCATTTCCAACTCCAACTTCAACATTAAGTTGTTCAGGTGTTTCATCCATTTCCAATTTTGGTTGCTTCTTTTTATAAACAGTAGTTTTCACTCGAGTAAAGGTTTTGATGTAGTTTTCCACACTATCACTACCAGAATCATGCTCATCAACACTTGTCATCAAATCATTTCTACCTTCACAATCATTAAAATCTTTAATGGATATAAAAACGTTCTTATTGTCTTTTTTATTTACAATCAACTTATATACCGGAACAACATCATTAACAACACCAGGAATAACAATAAATGCAAATGCATCTCGAGACCCATCATCAAACACCAACATATTGTTCGATGTGTATTTAGTATCAAATAAATATTTGGAAGAAATAAAAAAACTATTTACACGCATTTTTGTTAATAAAATCCAATAATCAAGCGTCGTCAAATAATAACTTTCAGAAAACAACAAATCATGAAACGTTATCATTTTTGATTTTACTCGCGCTACTAATGATTTTTTACCCTGACCCATTAAAATATCTAATATTTGACCTTCATATGTAGGTAAATATTTTTTATATTCATCATATAATTGTTTGCGTATTGAATTAATAGATAAATTTATACCAACATCGATCAATACCTGAAACGTGCATTCAACGCTTTTATCGTACTCTTTTTCACCACAAACAGATGGGAAACATTTTTTCCATATTCCTGATGATATTTTGTTGTTTATGGTTGTTTTGCATTGTGTGGGAGGCATCGACACAGATGGTTGTTCCGGCACATTTGGAACTTCAATAGGTATAGCGACCGGCGCAGGTGCAGGTGCAGGAACAGAAACAAGAAGTGTATTAGGATCATATTTTACAGTATTATCATAATGCTCTGTTAATATTGGTTCCACTGAATCATATGTATTGTGCTTTACATATTTATTTTTTGTAGCTGGAATCAGCCCTTCAAAATATTCTTGTGTTATCAATGATTGAAACAATAATATTTCATTGTCATTTAAATTATATCCCATATTTTCAAAAGATAAATAGGATTTTGGTTCAAAAATGTATTTGTTGATACGTATATATCGAATTAATTCATCTGCCATTTTTTCATAATATATAAGCTCGTTATTTTTACCAGTAACAAGATTCTTTTTAGGCAGAATAAGTTGACATGTATTTCCATTATCAGATACAACACAAAGAGGTGATTTCACAGCACATTTGCTTTTCTCTCCAGACTCGCCTACGCCTTCACTAGTCGATCGTGTAACACATGTGGTTATCTCTTTAATCATATCATAATTATAATTATCCGTGAAAATAACCGTGTTTTTTCTCTCAACCAGTGTTTTCAATAAATTTTTGATGATTTCGATTTTCGAGTAGTACATGACATAAGTTTTTTTGATTTCATCTTCAATAGATTCACGCAATTTGATATTTTCATAATCATTTAATAAAATTCGTATAGTTGTGCGAAACACTTGATAAAATTCATATTCCATTCTAATTTTTTTTATATATTCAACACGTTCAGAATCAACACGATTCGACAATGCAACGGTAACATCCGCATTACGTAATTTATTGGTTTTTTCATCGCTACCCACACCCGGACCCTGATCACCCTCAACACCAACAACATAATGTTGATCTTTTAATAAAGGTATATCATCTTTAATTGATTTGTTATCAATAGAAACCGGTTCAGATAATTGAATCAATTGATTTGTTTGTGTTAAAAATCCAACAATCATTTCATCTTCGACTATTTTTAAAATAGGATTACAAGGTATTTTTCCTTTGCTCTCTCTATAAACGTCTAATAAACATGACAACGTGTTAGTATATGTGTTCCATATATCTTTATCAGTCATGAATTGATAATCATATTTATCATTGATAGCAGATGGAAAACATGGAATAAAACCATGACCTTTTCTATTACCCCGTCCGGACCCTGATCCACTTATCACGACAAGACCAATAACTTTATTTTGATAATTTACTACTTGTTTTAAAACTTCATATTTTATTTTATCCAAATTGTGAATCAAATCGTCAAGTAATATAGGTTGAGTCATTTTATATAAGTTGGGGATACTAGGAATAGGCATACACATATTTTGCATATAGGGTTTTACAACCTTTTTGAAAAAATCACGCATTGTAACAGATAGTTTTGTATCATATTCACTGAATAATTTACCAACAAATAAGGTTTCATTGGATTTATTGAATCGATATGAATAAATAGGTTCAAAAAATGATTCTTGTTTAATCAAAACCAATGTAGGTTTTTTACCATCAAATAAATGACTTGAATAATGATTTGTTGGACAAATAAAATCGACATTGTTGGTGATATCATTATTGGGAATTTCTAAAATAACTAAATTGATCCCACTCTTAAATAACATAGGATTTGGACGACAAACAATATCCCATAAATAAGTATAATCTATTATAGTATCACTGCTTTTTAAAAAATCAATGAAATTTTCAAATGAGCCGACAACTTTATTAAAAAACGCACCATTATCTGTTTTTTTATATAAATTGGAATCCTTGTATTTTTCTATTTTTTGACTATCCATACCCGAATCATCCATAAACATAATGACGAGATCACCATTTTGATAAGTAAGAAAAGAATCAATTGTCAAAGACTCAACAATAATTTCCTTCATTTTTTTTATCGTAGGAATTTGCATAGGTTGTTTGTTTTCATCCAATTTGGTAAAATAAATGGCATCTGCAATACATCCTATAAAAGATTGATTTATATCAGATTCTACACCATGTCTGACCAAACATGTGTGATCAGGTCGAATATTTGTATTATTTTTACTAATTTGACATTTATAATTCACCTCCATAAGAATTTTTTGTATAGCAGTAGGTAAATATCCCCATCGACCTTTTAAAATAGGGAATTTTTCTGGTCCAATAACGTAATTTTCTAATTCAGGTGCCTTTTCTTTTTTTTGTGGTTTTTGTAGTGGTAGTGGTTGTTGTAATTGTTTTTGTTGTGATTCAGATTCATCCTCATCCAAATCAGCATCAACATTTTCATTTTGAGCGGAAACCTCCAACGTATTTTCTTTTGTTTGTATATCTTTATTTTTTATTGTCTTTGTAATATCCTTGGTTTCCTTACCAAAATTAGGTGTTACATTTTCTGAACACGCTTTTCTTCTCTCCAATTGCTTTGGAGTACTCCAACTATTAAAACAACATGGCAAACAATACCCATTTGGGTGTTTATCTACTTGAAATCCAGGATAATGTTTATAATTAGGATCATTCTTTGGAGGATTGTAAAACTCATAAATGTATTTTCCTTTTGGAACTGTTTTTTCATTTTTTGGTATTATTTTATCTTCCAAATGGTTGTCAGAAATTTCTTTGGGAGTAATTAACGAATCCGTTTTTAAATTCCAATATCTGGGACACACATAATAATATTTATTATCAGGATTCGATCCATATTTAATAACATCTTCTTCTTGTAAAAATCCTTCGTTTTCTTTATTAATTTTATCTAATTCACTTTGAGTTAATATAACAGGTTGCCTTCGAGTAGTAGATGGACATGTTCTAGAATATCGATTGTATTTACCTTGTTCTTCTTTTAAAATTAATACTGGCTCACGATTTTCCAACCTTTCTTGAAATAAAAATGGGTTACTCAATTTCATGCCAACAATATCTTTTACATCACCGCCTCCACTCTTTTCACCTTCTTGGCTTTCCTGACCTTCTTCGCTTTCTTCTTCTTCATCGTAATCACCATAAAACATATTTAAAACATTTGCTATTTTTTCTTTGGCTTCTCTCTGATCTGCCTCACTTTCTATATTTTCAATACCATTTGTATCCCCTTCACCCTCCACACGACCTTCATCATCCATGTCCCCATCCCCCATTTGACTCTTCGTCTCTTCTTTTTCAATATCTTCTAATTCCAGTTGGTTTATTTCTTTATTCATATCATTTTCTATCAATGATGATTCCGATGCGGATATAATATCATCTAATACTACATTTAATGCTTCAAGTTCTTTTTCATTATTCTTAGACATGAAACACAATTCGTTGATTTTTTCTAATGAAAAACCTGTACTCGACTTATTTTGTGTTAAACGCACCATAGTATCCAAATAAATTGGGACAGTGTCCAAATAATTGATGTTGTTAATATTCTCCATTGTGATTGTAATCACACCTTTTTCTTTGTTCAAATGAATGTTTGTTTTAAACCCTGGATTATTTCGGATAGTAACAGTTTTTCGCTTTGCAGTGCGTTGTAATTCTGCTTCACTAACTATTTTTTCAAACAAATTAATTGCATCATCTCTCGACATATCAGGATAACTTTGCAATAATGCATCTACAATTTCAGCACCGCGTAATCCTTCATTTTGTTTTTCGATAATAAATGCTTCTTGACTAGTAGTTTTATTAAAATTTGCTACTTTTTTGAATCGTAATTGAATATCATTTGCAACATCAGTCGATTCAACCACAAATATAGTAGAAATACAATTTGTTAATTCGCTTATTTTAATATTTTTATCAATTTCAATAGTAGTTTCATATTTTAAATTACTTACTTCAATGTTATCCGAATCAAAAGATTCAAACAAATTGATTTTGTAACCATTTTGTTGTAAAAAATCATTCAAGTTATTTATGATTGGATTAACCATTTTTTTGAATAAAGCGTTTATTTCATTCAAATCAATTGGCTGATTAAAATTTCCGACAATAGAAATAATCCCATTATTTTCAAATTCACAAGTGATTGTATAAGGGTTGTTGTTGTTGTTATACACATCTTCTATGTAGAGAGAAACCATTTTATCTCTCCCCAATGTTTTAACTAGTTTTAAAATAGTTGCCTTGTTCAAATAGGGGATTTTTCTACCATCAATAGAAAGTTTATCAGCATAAAGTCTGTACATATTTTCTTGTCTCGATGCAGGGTTATATTTAACCAAAGGTACATCTTTTGTTGCATGTAATAATTTAAAAATTACATCTATCGGAATATGTGTGTTGTAAGAAGGATGTATGACAGCTCTTATATGAGTAATCCCTTTTTTATCATATTTTAATTCGTTTTTTCGTTCGTTATATACATCATAAAATAAATTAGTTATATTAAATGAATCAATAACACTAGGATTTATTACTTTTTTATTTTGTTCTATTAAAGAATCACGATCCTTATCTAGATCTGTTAGAGAGAAAATATTATTAGAAAATAAGAACGGGTAATAAACTTTAATTATATATTCCTCGCGGTTGCTTTTAAGATTCACATCTATATTATTCAAAACATCAGAAGCTAAACACAAATAAATGTTATTGTTTTTAATTGCACCTGTATTCAATAAAAGCTCACTATTCGATGTTGTCAATGCACGTTTTGTTTGTTCAATAAAATCGTCGTGATTTCTATTATCAAATGGATTATAAACATATGGATATTCATTGTTAATTAAATAATATTTTTGTCCAACCGATTTATTCATCCAAAATGTTTTTCCATCTATATTTAATGAAATTATATCATCAAAATCAAATATAGTTTTATTTTTAATTGCATCGGGAAGTTGAATAGTAACGCTATTTCCTTCACTATCACGAATAATATTCAATAAAAAGTTATAAAGCCTAGTTTTGGTTAGTCCAAATCGTTTATTTTGTGTCAATGTTTCATAAATAGAAACAGCATTAAGAGTTTCTTTCTTGATACAAAACAAATATATTTCCTCTAAAGTAAAATTTTTATTAGAAAACATTGAAATCCCATCAACAATTTTTATTTTAATTGTTCCTATTGAATCATCAAAATGAATTTTTTGTGTCAGAAAATTAACGGATATATTATTATTTTTAATATTAGTTAATTCTTCATCATTGAATATTTCAGGATAAAATAATGTGTTGTTAGGTTCCATTTTAAATAATTCGTTTAAATCTGTATCACCAGGGAAATTACCATAAAAAACATATATTGAATCAATTGTTTCCTGATTAACCAAATGATTTATTTTATATATTGGTAATGTCTTTTCATTGGTTGTCATATATATTCTGTCTATTTTTTTTACGACAAATAAGTTTAATAAATATGTTTAATAAATATGTTTAATAAAAAATAATATCAATATATATTAAAACGTATATATAAATATTAAACAATGTGTTCAGGGATTCGAATTATTTGCAAAGACGGTTCTATTCTACTTTGCAGAACAATGGAATTCGGAGTAGAATTACAATACAATATTAGTAAAACAAAGAATATAATAGGAATTACAACTGATAATTATTATGTAGATGGTGTAAATAAGAATGGATTAGGTGTTATGACATTTTATTTTCCTGGGTTTAATCAGTATATTGATGTTAATAGTATTTCTGAAAGCAACATAGTTCCATTACCATCATTAGCAGTAGCAAATTATTTGCTAGAAAACGCCACTTCTATAAAAGATATAAAAAGACTTGCATCCAACATGCGTGTAACTACAGAAAAATACAAAAAATTTAATATTGTTATGCCTTTTCATTGGTTTTGTGCTGATAAATCTGGTGAATGTATCATGTTAGAATGTATAAATGGCGTACCAACAGTTTATGATAATAAGTTGGGCATTTCTACTAATTCACCTACTTACCCAGAACATTTAATATCATTACAAGCATATCCTGATTTTTCACAATATAACAGTGATAAAAAAAACATATCTGAAGGTACTGGTATGTTAGGGTTACCTGGTGATTTTACTAGTATTTCTAGATTTATTCGATTAAACGTATTTCAACAATTTCACGATAAGCCAAAAAATGTATTGGATGGAATATCTACATCGTTTCATATTTTAAATAATTTTGATATAGTAAAAGGATTTGTTATCGATAAAAAAACAAAGGTGGAAGAATTCACACAATACACAATAGTATATGATTTGGGCCATTTTGATGGGTGGTTTAAACCGTATGGAGAACCGACTATAAGAAAATTACGTAATCCAAAACAGATATTTTTTGCGTCCTATATTAAAAAAAATAAACATGGTTATAAACTTGTAAAATGTAAAAACACCAAAACTTTAAAGACTTGTAGAGAGAAAAGCAAGAAAAAAAGCAGAAGAAGTAATAAAACCAGGTAGGTTACAAATCATAAAATGGATTATCTGATATGGTCATTCCGCAATATTCCTCTGGTTTTTTTTTATAATCAACTGGATCATATATATTCGCAGTTTTGGCATTTTCTAATAAAAATTTAAAATTCTGCCAAAATTCTTGTTTGTGTCCAATACTAACAGTCATAATATGAGACAATTCGTGTATTGCTACAAAAGTAAGTGTATTAATATCGATTAAATTATTATTATCCTCTTTCTTTTTATTTAAACAAAATGCAATTTTCTCTCCTTTATTCTCACTATATGCAGTCAATTCGCTGTTAGGTAATGTTTCACTTATTTTTTTTGGATTAAAGCCTTTTACCAGACGCTGAACCTTTGGATCATTTGGGTATTTTTCATTCACATAATCGACTAAATCTTTGCATTTTGTTGTAACAGTAGCCAATAAATTTGCAGCAGGTTTTACTTTATTGCGATCGCGAACGCAATATTTATTACCATCTACACCAGATATAATACATTTAAGCTGAAAAGAATCGGATTCATAATATATCCTTAAACATAGAATAATAATTAATATAACAAATAAATAGCCTAAAATCTGCATACCTGTCATTTGATCTTATCTAGTGCTTAATTACAATGAAAACCTATTTTATATAATCAAGTTATTTTATATATTTTGCATTAAAAATGAAAAATATGTAAATTACATTATTTTGCTATTTTGCTATCATGTTATAAATTTACTTATTGGGAACCACAACCAATCTCTAAAGGTGGTCTCATGAAATCTGGTGTAATTGTACTTTGATTCCATGGGCCAACATTTAATTGTGGATTAACAGGTTCGGAACGAATTTGAAGATTGGCGTTACGCAAACTTGAGCCAATTGTATCAATGCCAATATTGAATCCAGCATTCAACAAATTAATATTAGATAAAAATCCCTTTCCATTTGGATTTAATGAAGCCCATTGACTATTGGCATCTTTTGGTAATAATTCGGCAGGATTTTGGATATTTGGTTTTGAACATGAAGTTGGAAGACCAGGCATACTAGTTTGTGTTCCTGGCATAACTGGAGCTGGCATTAAATCATTACTGGTACCATTTTGTAATGTTTCAGCAGTGGATGGTAAAACGTTCATATTACCTGAATTTGGTTGGTTATTCATCATTCCATTAGGCATACCTCGTTGTTTATTATTTGATTGATTACTATTACCATATTGAGATCCCATTGATGAACCATAATATTCCGAACCAGATTTACCCTTAGAATCTAAATGTTTGTAAAATTTGTAAATAAAATAAACTACTACGAATAAACATATGACTAAAACAAATATATGTTCTGACTTTGTCTTTTTAAATAAAGTTGACATGCTCATTATATAAAATTAAGGATAAAATACTTTTGAAAAATTATTTTTAATTCATATAAATATGAATTGAGGCATTTTATTTTGTATTGTTTTAATTTTCTTCATCATCTTCATATTCTTCATCTTCGCTTAAATCTACATCCTCCAATAAGTATGTCTCTTTGATTTTTTTTGCTTCTAAATAACTTTGTATAGCCATTTTTTTTGCTTCTCTTGCCTTATTTTTTGCTTTATTAAATAAATCATAATAAACTTCATTTGGTTTTTTCAATTTTATAATAGGTATTTCTAAAGTATTTGTATTTTCTGGTAATAATTCTTCAATATCTAAAGTGATTTCATTTAATTCATTGTCTGATTCATTGGTTGATTCATTGGTTGATTCATTGGCTGATTCATTTGGTACATTTATGGAATTATTGGCATTATTGATATTATTTGAGCCACTACTAACTATTCCTAGAGTATCATTACTATTGGATTTTGAATTTTCCATTATATCATTTAAAATATCTTCACTGATATCATTTGTTGTAGTTTCAACTGTGTTATCAACCATAATGTCTGTAACTTCTTCTAGATCTGAATTAATATCATCAAAATCTACTAATTCTTTGTTTTGTGTGTCTTGTGTGTCTTTTATATCTTTTTTAACATCCTCTACAGCTTCTGTATCCACTAATATTCCAGTTACACCAAGACTTACATTATCATGATTACCGTGATCCTGATCTAACTGCTTTGTATCTTTTATATTTTGGGTTGATTCACATCCACCAACACCTGTATTTTTCTTTATTAAGCAATTCTCAAATATAATATCTACATTCATCGTCATGATTTGTTTCACTTCTAC